TGTCTTATATACTCTATAATATGCTGTGAACTACCCATTGTCTAAAGCCAATGGGATTGCGGTAGCCTTATTTCAAATGTATCTGGTGTTTCAATTCCTAACTCATTCAAAATCATTGCGGAACCTATCTCTGCAACTAATTCTTCTTTGCTGTATTTTTCACTTCCAAACTTTGCATTAACTAACCTATCAAGTCTTTTCTTATGTCCAGTACTATGTATCATTTCATGAAAAGCTGTACTATAGTATTCATTAATTTTTTCAAACTGTTCTTTACACGGAATGCAAATATAATCCCCACTAGGACTATAAAACGCTTTATTTCCAACTTCTTCTATGATCTGGATATTTTCTCTAACACTGTAACCATTTTTCACTTTTTCAGCTTCTTCTATTGGTTCATTATGAATAGTTTCTACAACTTCTAATGGTTCAATTCCTTCAACCTGTGAAATATGAAAAACATTGTAATATCTTAACATTGGAATTGTCTTTGTAATGGTAGCACCATCTTTTTCTTCCTCAACGTAAAGCATTTTCCAGAATACTACAAATTCAGATTTTGCTCCTTTTTTAATCTTTCCATCCATTTCCTGCCATTGTTTAAATGTGGCATATTCCCCTTCGTGCTTTAACATAAGCTGATTAAGTAAGCTGTAAGGTTTTTTACTTACTCTGTTATACGCACCATTAGAAATACTTTTCCAAGATTTTTTCCAAGGAATAACGCCTTTTTCTAATTCTTCAATAATCCTATCTGTTACCATTTCGTATACATTTTTTGCCATTGTTTTATTCTCCTTTGTTCTGTAATTTGGTTTATTAATATCATGGTTATAATATACTATTTTTATATAATTATGTCAAGAAGAAAAAATAAAAAAAGCAATGATTTTTATATCATTGCTTTAATAGTTTTATATAAATTTTTCTTCTTTTAAAGATAAATATTTATTTTCTGCGATAATAATATGGTCTAATAATTCTATTCCTAAAATTTCACTAGCTTGTTTTAACTTATTTGTTACATTTATATCTTCTTTACTTGGAACTACTTCACCACTTGGATGATTATGTGCCAATATAAAGTATACAGCACCACACAAACAAAGTCTTATAAATATTTCTCTTGGGTTTACTACAGAATAATTTACAGCTCCGTGACTTACTTCAAATACTCCTTTACAATTCATTTTTGTGTCTAATGCTAATAAATAAACATATTCCTCTGTTTGTTTATTAGCTTTAAAGACATAATTAAACATTTTTACAATTTTTTCTGGGCTGTTTAAAGTCTGTACTTCTGTTATATTTTTAGTAAAATCCTTTACTAAAACATTTGTTCTACTCTCATCAAATTGTAAGCTATATTTTGTTATTCTCATAATAATTCTCTCCGTTCTCATTTGTATTATTTAACTATGGTTTAATTATACCACTTTTTTCACATAAGTCAAGTATCATTTTAAAATTAAATTGTATTACTTTTCTATAACTTCTTTTAAATATTCTGACATTTAAAAAATTGTATCTTCCATGTTTTTCCTATATCCGGGCTAGGACTCTCCACCACAACTATTCTTTTTTTAACTATCTTAATTATAATACTTTTTATATATTTTGTCAATCGTTATTTTAAAAAATGTAATGATTTTTATTATGATTATAAATAGGACTATAACCGGACAACTGAATACAGATAAACTGAATAACTTAACCGGATAATCTGATAAAACCGATTTGAAATACAGCTACAACGCACTACAAGCCACTACAAGCAGTTCTAGCACGTTACATGATACATTTATCATCTAAAATCTAAACGCTGTTATTTTAGCTGGTATTAAACCAAAAAAGAAAAGCAAGCGTTACGCCTGCTTTCTTCTCCCATAATCTTTATTGATTTTTCGCTTTTCTCTATTTGCTAATTTTGTTCTTATCCTTTGCATATCCCTATCATTTTCCAACTTTCCTATAAGCCTGGCAAACTTCACTATATCTGCTTTCTGTTCTTCTGTGAGATTAAAATACAATTCAAAAAATCCTTGCGTATTCGGTGAAAGTAATTTATTGATTCTGTTCATTACTTCCAGTTCATCATTTTTTAATACTGCCATTGTTTTTGTCCTCTTTTCTTTTTTTTATCTTTCAACGTATACAAAGTCTTTATCTTTATTATCTCTTAAAGCTATATCAATTCTTACAGGCAATAACATTACTATTCCCAAGGAATTATAAATGTATAATGGTGATACTTTATCATTATAAAATACTTCTTGATGCTTTCCACCATCTATAATGCTATAACCTTTATTTAGAAGCCCTATTTTATAATAAGCATCTCTGAAACGCAAATAATACTTAGCGCAGTTACCGTATTGAATCTCTTGCTTTACTGGTTTAAATCCTTTGCTTTTAGCTTCTGAAAGAATATCATTAAAATCAATATCTTCAATAATTTCAAAGTCACTAGCATTAATTAATTTTTCTACATTAAACCATTCCCTAGCTTCTTCTTTCTCGTTATACAGTTCAATATTTCCAGTGCTTTCTTTGGTACATACCAAAACATCAGAACTTAAAAAACAATTATAAAGTTGCCCTCTTATAGACTTTTTACATGGTTTTAAAAATCTTGTATCTGTTTTGTCACTAGGAAATTTATAAAAATCTTTCATTGCTTTATATCTGGATTTTGCATTACCGTTTTTATCCAGAGAACTATTATAGATTTCCTCTGAGATTACTTTCTTCAATTCCTCAATTTCGCCGTTATTTAACATTTCCAGAATCTTTTCGTTTTTCATTTTTGATTTCTCCTTTTTAATTGTTTTCTTTAATGGCTTAAATCTTATGGCTATAATATACCACTGATTTATAGTTTTGTCAATGGTATATTATAACTTTTTTTGATTTTTTAATCTTCTACTGGTACAACTTTAACAATAAAATCGTCATAAATATTGATTGTATCATTATCGTGCATTGTAATCTTGTAATCATCACCAACTACAGCATAGTAATGATCGTATTCCCACAAGTTACCGTCTGCATCCTCAAAGGTTGATACAATGTCATTACCTTCACAAGAAACACAAGTCATTACTTCTGTTCTGTTTGCAAGTGTACAGCAATAAGCAAACATTCCTGTAAATCCTATAATTCCTAAAACTGTTAATAAAATCTTTTTCATATCTTTGTTCTCCTTTGTTGTAATTTCTATGGTTATAATATACCATATAATCATATAAAAGTCAATGGTTTATTTAAACTTTTTATATTTTTTTGCAATAAAAAAGAACGTGCTTTTATACACGTTCTTTTCAATCTTAACTAAAACACTTCTGTTTCTGTTTCTGTATAATCTACTTCAAATGTTTTCTGATCTGTAGCTTCTTCTGTCTGCACCTCTGTTTTGTTTTCCTCTGTCTGTACTTCTTCATCTGGCTTGCTTAATTCGTCAATATCAACATACTCTGCCACGTTTTCAGCTTCTTCCATTTCTTCTGTAAAATCTTCTGCATCTTCGCTGTATACGTTTTCAGTTTCTCCGTTGAAAAATTTTTCATATTCATTCATAAGTGCGTTATGCCTTAATCTAATTTTCATTCTACTTGCAGAACTATCAAAAAAGTTATTATTGAATGTTTCGCTGATAGTCGGCTCTTTTGCGTTCTTACCACTAAAGAATTTATCAAGAAAACTTGCAAATTCTTCTGCAATTTTTCCGTCATTCATTGCCTGTTCTGCAACAGGAATTAAAGATAAAAATGTTGTCTTGCCAACAATTCTTTTTTTAACTTTCTTACTTTCCAGAACGTTGTAAGTTTCTAAAATATAATCAAAAATACCATTTAACTCCTTTTTATCCGCTTCTGTAATATCAATAGATTTCATTAACGGTTTAACGTCCTTATTGAGCAGTGACGGATTATCATTATTTAACATAATATAAGATTTTACAACGGTATCAAATGCGTTATTATCTAACGTTTTTTCGCTAAACATCAGCTTAAAAATATCATGGTTCGCAATATCAATGATTTCATCTCTTGACTTTGCTTCTGCTCTGTTTCTTTCCGCTGTGGTTAATGCTTTTCCGTTGTTTAGCTTAAGGAAAATCATGTCTGCTTCTGCATCCGTTGCATTATCAATGTAATAAACAGTGATAGAACGTGTTAAAAAGTCTAGTTTTTCATCTTCTGTTAAATCTTCAAACCCTATACCGTTAGGACTTACAAGTTCTCCGTTGCGCTCAATTCTGTAATCAAGTTTATCCCCTTCTTCATACTCTGGAATACCAGAAGTTTTGAACTCATTATTAATATATCTCATAATTGTTGTACAACGCTGTTTTCCATCACGCATTTCAAAAACGTATTTTACTTTTTTTACTTCTTTAATGATTTCTTCGCACTGTTCAACTTCTTTCTCTACAATTCGTCTTACATACAGGCAAGGAATAAGATCTCCTCTAAGTCCAGAATGTACAAACAAGGATTGTCTAGCTTTATCCCAAACAAAACCTCTCTGCGCTCCGCCGCACTTAAAGTTAATAGTTCCTTTTTTCATTTCCTCTGCAACTTTCTTAAAAGACCACTGTGTATTTGTGATAGTATACATAATTTTCTCCTTTTCTACAAATGTTTTTTCTTTGTTTCTGTAATAGATTATACAGCATTTTTCACTACTTGTCAAGCATTATTACTGCAAAAGTATTATTTTTTGTTTTGATTTCTTTCTGTTTTTTAAACTTGACTTCTTCTTCCAGAACAATGGAAAGAAATTTGTTAAACCATTTTGTTGTGGTTGTTGAATAATTCCAGTTTTTATGAACATAAATAATATTGTTTACAATATCTAACTTGCAAATCGTAGAATCATAACTACTAAAAAAATAAGCTAACGTTTTATTTCCTATTGTTTTAATTTCTGTTACAATTTGATTGTTGGTAAGATTGTAACTTTTTACTGTTATATTTTTAAAATCCATTTTTCTATTTTCCTTAATTAATGCTCTGTTTCCATGTTCATCTTTCCATTCAGATATTAACTTGCCTTCTCTTAATCTCATTTTTAAAATCCTCCTATTGCTCATTTGTATTGCTTATTGCTTTGTTACTATGGTTACACTATACCACTAAAGAAAAGAAAAGTCAATAGATATAATATAAAAAGATTAAAAAAAATAAAATAAATGAAAGATTTCCTTATTATAAAGGAAAAGAAAAATAAAAAAGAAAAGACTTTTCGTTTTTGAATTGACTTTTCAAATTTTAAACATATTAAAAATCCGTGGGGAAAATTTAAAAAACGATATTACCCACTCTGGGGAAATTTCCCTTTTTCCGCTTGCTGATTTCCGTTGCCAAAATTACCCAAACGTCTGTTCGATTGAATTGTATCTACAATAAACACAATTAGCTTGGACTAACAAAACATTTGTTCGCCTATTATAAACCCGAATACTTGTTTGATTAGACATAACTAACTATCATTAGATATACCTAACTATAAACACAACTTATGATTAGTTGCTACTAATCTAAAACATTTTGAGATAACACAAAAAATATTGTGGTTATAGTTAGACATAACTAACATAGTATACATAACGTTAAAAATGTAACAATAGTATAAACTGAATATGATACCGGATAAAACAGAAAATAAACATAAACCGGATCGCTTGCCATTAAACTTGTAAACCGGACACGGTACAACGCATTACAAGCTACGTATAGCCGTTTAAATGCCTATAGCCTATACCGTGTACGCCTAAACGATTAAACCGACTATAAACAGGTTTTACGTGCGTTATATCGCATTATCGATAAATTGATAATATCGCAGAGGAACAAAAAACGTCTGTACCTTGCTTTTTTGATCGCTGCACTAACAACAAGGCATATAAAACCATAGCAACGCAAAAAAGCCTATAAAAGCCCTTATACAGCGTTATAGGTATATCGTTCATTTTTAGTTATAAAGGTATAAATTTGAACGCACAAAAAAACAGATGCGATATAACGTCTGGTGTCATGCACTCATATAGTCATAAACCTATAATGCAAGTAGGTTAATAGGTTTATGACTGTATCAATGCAAGATCGTATCCAAACAACAAAAAGGGTACAAAAAAGCTGTACCCTTTATAAAAAAACACTTAAAGTCCAATATCAACATTTAACAGATTATTTGCTTCTTTTAAGACATTTTCAAAATCTTCACCTGTCGCATTTTGCCATTTTTCAGACAGTCCGGCAAGTTCACATAATTTTTCACATTCTGGTAAACAATCTAACCAATTATCAGAGTTATTAATTGTTTCTACAATGTTTTTTAAATCTTCCATAAAATTTTACCTCTTTTCTTTATTTTTTATGCTACACGTAAACATTCTGACAATTTAATACGTTTACTTCCATAAATCATAAAATAACTATCACTGGAAGTATAATATATCTTACTAATATGTATTTTACGCTTTTCAGATTCAATTTGACTATCATACCATACAATATAGTCGTCTGTATCATATAATATGTCAATAATGGCGATACCGCCAAAATTTGACATACCATAAAGTGCAATAGGTTCTTTTTTCTGATATTCCGTTCTTTCTTCTTTGCTTAATCTCATAATATAAACCCTCCTGTTTTAGTTTTCAGACAACTTCATACTTTTATAAAAAGAAGTAATACAATTATACTTCTTTCCCTTATTAAATTCAAGAAAAGCAGGCATTAATCCGCTTTTTTCAATCTTTTCTAATCTAGTATCACGAATTGAATACCAAATAGCACGTTTTTGTGATATTTTCATAAATAAGCCCTCCTTTACTGATTTAACAAAATAACATAAGAATTTTTTGCTGTTTCGATATGCAATTTCGGTTCTTTTCCGTACTCTTCCCATGCGACTGTAAAGAAGTTAGAATTATGGGATATTATACGGAAGTTTTCAGAATTTTCAGTGCTATTGTACTGATTTAAGCACCAATTATAAGCTTTTTCTTTATTTACGGAATAACTGTCGTAAATATCAGATAATTCATATCCTTCATTGTTTTTTGCCGCTAAAATCCAACGGGAACCTACTTTTGTGCTTGCTTTTAAAAATTTTTCCATGCTGTTTTTCTCCTTTTTTCTTTCATTTGATAATGCAAGTATAGCAAAAAGTATATATATACTCAATGGTAAAAACTACCAAAAAACATATATTTTTTTATGCATTTTTTATAAAAACATTTGTTCGATTGTATTACTTCCTATATAAAGGGATTTTACATATAAAGTAAAAGCAGACACTACTATATATAAAAGTATATGCAATCCCCATATAAAGCCCCAACCCTTATATAAAAGTAATTTGCTTTTTATACCAGAAGCCCATTAGTAAACATTTATTTACTATTCATAGTTAGCAATCGTTCACATATGTTTACTTATTAGCACTTACCACTAATGAGTGCCAAATTATCAGATAATAACGTAGTTTTCAATACCACATAACATAGTTTCGATTGGAAAACATTAAGCGATAAAATATGCTTTGGAAGCCCCAAAACGTTTTAAAATAGCTTATACGGCTTTAAAACGGCATTTGTATAAATCCGGCATTGGATCGCTTGCCATTTATTATTAGCACCACTTATTAAAAACGCCACTTATCAATAAGTACAGCTAAATTATTCTAAAATTCAAATTGCGTCTGAATATTCACGTCTTATGTAAATCAAAAAATCAGAGTTGTGCTAACATAATGGAAATTGTAGCAATTTTTCAAACAATAGCACATACTTTTTCGTCACATATATAATATATATATTAAACGTTTTAGTGTGTATCATTATTGATAAAAAGCCTATAGTTTTCATATAACTTTAAGCTATCGACTAAAATTGAGCCGTTGCGATAAAAGTATTGCCTAAAATGATAACAATAGCGACAACTCATATAATTATGTGATAATTCAATAACATAGTTGGTTAATGGGTTTATAAAATACCTATTACATAGTATGTTAGTTGGTTATTGATAATATATTAACCTATAATAATAATTGGTAAAAGGGTTTATGATTTATATATTAATCTATAGGGATAATGGGTTTATGGGTTGACTATTAGCATAGCCTAACTTGACTATTAACATAGTAGATTGATAGGGATATAAGATAGTATTGTAAAATGTGATATGCTATATGAATAGCGTTATAAGTAGTATTGAATACTATATGAGTAGTAATGGTTACTATGTGAGTTGGTATGGGTATGTGATATGATAGTATGGGATAACAGAAGATGTTATATGAGATGTGATAGGATATGGGATTGATTGCAAGATGGGAAAGTGTGGGAAATGATGATAAAAGGAAATGGAAACGGAATAAAACAGGATCTGGTATTTATGATAGGTGGGAAACGGGAAGCATGGGAAGCGGTGAAAGAATAAGAGGGCAAAAGATGGCATATTAAGATATGGGAAGATGGGGGAGTTGAATAAGAGGGTAAGAGCAGAGGGAAACGCAGAGCAGTAGTATGCGGTATATCACATATATAACATTATCTTATTACGTCACTTTTTTAACATACACTTATAACTCCTGTAAATATATCTATAAAAAAATATCACTTTCGCTAATACTTTCTATTATATGCAACGCATTGTGCAATTTTGTGCAACCGCTTGCATATAAACGTGTCTATAATGATTTATTATAGCCATGTTTTTTGACGTTCCGAACCTATGCAGGCAGAGTATATCGCTCCCTCCCCTGGGCTAGTCGAACACTCATTCTGTTAGTCACGTATAACCGGGGTATTTTCAGACAATTCGTATATACGATTTTCGCATACTCGGAATAGCTGATACACCGCACACTCCCACAACTCAATATTCGTCAATATCCATAGCGTTTCAATTATCTCTCCATCTATTGCTCCTGTTACCCCATATCCCCCATTGCTCTATCCCAACTATCATCATTAACTTCACGCCCACTCTCACCTTATATCATATATCCTTATATATCCTTCTGCCCTCTATATCTTTATCTCTTATTCCTAAATCCTTATGTTCATATCAATCCTTAGTTTTTCATCTCTCATCACTTCACCGTTTCCTACTTATTAACTCCCACTATATAATTATATATAACGCACACGCACGATAACCAAATTCCCCATACCTATCCCAGACCATTTTCACACCACCTTAACCACCTATACTTTTCATATCATTTCTCACAACAATAGCACACAGTAAATCGTCTAAGAGTATTTAAGATATATATGACAAAAATGTGTGTATCATTTTGCTCTTTATGCCTAGTGGTTTTATAGGTGTAGGTGATAACACAGAATAGGGATTTTGCAACATTTACGAGTATGTAATAACCAACATATTATCCAGTTCTCAATCCTCTTATCTCTTATCTATTCTTATAATTCTTGTAGTTCTATCTCTTAGTCATCTACTCTTTACAATAGATAATATATTATCTGATAGAGGGGGGGTAATTGTGTACCGAGGAGCAAGGGGTCATTCGCCGTATACCAGTATATCGGTTTAAATTTTGACTATTATTTCTGTAGGGGTTTAGGGAACATGACAAGGTGTCACTTTTTATATGAAACAGTACAAGGCAAATGTGGGCGTTTTAGTCTGCGTATGATAACTTAATCGTCTTATCTATTAAAATCGTTTCTAGGGGCGTTTAAATGAGTTGTAACGGTATATGAGAGTGGTCACAGGTAGTTAAATTTAGGGGAAAGTGGTATATCATAACCATAGTGGAAAATTAAGAAATGTCTTGTCAGGTGTCTTGTCAGTTGTAAAGATAGGTGTTTTGTCATTTCACTGTTCGTTATTAAAATTTATGAATAACGGAAAAATGGTTCTAAAAAGAACTATTGGCGAAAAATGTCTTGACCCCCTATAGTCGAAAGGTAACGGTTTTTGCATAGGCGTTTTCGAGTGGGCGAATTGCAATGTTTCAAGTCTTAAATAATTTTCATTAGTGTTTTAGGTGTCCAATTTATAGGACATTGCAAATAATCTCTCCCTTGGGCTTCATGTGACGTTTTGTAATATAGGGTGAAATCTTGTGTTCTGAGTTAGGGAGATTTGTTCTGATTTAGGGCGGTAACAGTCCGTAGAAAATGGATATAGGGGAATTTTGTTCTGAGTGTGATAACTTAGTTGAAAATAAAAAAGAACCCCTTGTACTTTGTATTACTAAGGGGTTTAAAAATGTGAACGTATCACTTTATAATTTTGTCAAGGTCTTTCTTGTTTATTACTGACTTTAAATTTCGCCAGATAAGGGCTTGTCCACAGTTGCCGCAATATTTCTGATGCCAATAAAAATTTAATGGTTGCTCACAGTTGGGGCAGATGCCATAGAAAGAATGGATTTCTTCATCGTCAACTTTATAGTCACAATATTTTTTATTGAGATTTTTTGGCTGACGTTTAAGGCTGAGTTTTTTTAATTCTTTTATAGTTTTTACGTTGCCAACGTCACGAAAATCTTTTATCTCTTTTAAAGTTTTGAGAATTGTTTTCATTGTTTCAGTACTAAGTGTCGCAGGCTCATTATTTTCCCATGCCTTTATACATGCTGAAACTTGTTTAATGGCGTTTTCTTCTTTGGTAAGTTTACCTTTTTTTGCTTCTCTTAGCTTATCAATCATGTTGAACAACTCGCTTTCTGACAATAATTGTATTCTGACTTAGAAAATATTCTAAAGCCTTGTTTGCTTCACTTGACTTGTTATCTTTAATAATAAGTCTTACAGTTTCAGTGGGGAAATAAGGAAACTGGCTAAGTGCGATAAGACTTTTAGCATTGATTATTTTCATGTTGCTTATACTTTGCAAATATACTTCACTGTCAATAGCTAGAGTATATTGACAAAGGTCTACAGGTTTTACTCTGTTTCCAAATTTAAAATCGAAACTCATTTCAAAAAATCCCTTTTTAGATATTCCTTTTACTTTCAAATGTTTCACCTCTTTTTATTATAACATAATTATCTTTTTGTACTGTTGTTAAAGTATTACAACATCCATCTTCTCTTATTGTATATTCTCTCATATTACAACGTTTTTCTTTTATTCTACCATTTTCGTAATCTTTTCTAATCTTTTTACCATATTCAGTACGTTGATATTTTAAACAATATATAAATTTATTTTTACCACAAGCAGAACTTAATCTACTTGTGGACTTATAAAATTTCCAGAATTTATTCCTTTATATAATCTATCCAATGCTATCTCAAACGCTCCAATTCCAGAGAAAAAACTACTTAGTTTCAAATCATCGAACAGATATGGCATTGCTTTATATAATTCAACTAATATATAATAAAGCACATCTACAACAATAGAGTTACCTGCTTGTTTATATAATTGTGAATTACTTACCGTTTTCTCAGCTTTTTCAAAATCATTATCAGAAAAACCCATAAGTCTAAAACATTCTTTTGGTGTTAATTTTCTAATTCTAATCAATGATTCTATCTTACAAATATTTGTTTCTGATGCTGTAAGAGTTGGTGAAATATTTCCGTTTTCTTGCACACGCCCTCTTCTTGTAGTAGAAGTTGGATATGATAAATCTGCAACACCATTTTGCTCACATTCAATATAGCCTTTTTTAGTTGCTTGCGGGATTTGAATAACTGCGTTCATAGTTTGATTTCCAAACCCTTTATAATCACGGGCTAATAACGTATTTGCTTCATTAATCTTTTTATCAAACTTTTCGCCTTTCTTTGAAACTAAAATTGGAATACTTTCTAAAACTGCTGTGCCTTCTGAAACTCTTTTAGTAAAACCACAATCATATCTTGCACATAAACAATTAGCTTCATCTATAATTTTTGGGTTATTAAAAGTTTTATCAACTCCTAATAAAACTTTTGGTTGATGATTACCACCAGAACAAGTGTTTAAAGTTGGTGATTCTTTATCTATATTATATACTCTATTGGTTTGAGAATTATTATTTTCAATACTGCCTAACTGATTTTTACTAAAATCATAATTAAAATTCTTTAAAAATTTTTCAATTTTATCTTTTGAAATATAATACTTTTCATCTACTTTATCTTCAAGCATATCTTTCAATCGAACACCATTATCAAATGGCTCTGGAAACTTAAGCTTGCCATTATCCAAGTCTTTCTTGATAAAAATTAAATAAACACGTTCTCTATTCTGCGGAATACCGTAATTTTTTGCATTTAAAACTTTCCAATACACATTGTAATCATATTCTTTCAATTCATCAGTAAATAATTTAAAAGTAGTTTCTTTAAATTGTTTTCCAACAATATTTTTAACATTTTCATACAAACCAAAATTGGGTTTGTTCGCTCTTATTACTCTTAAATACTCTACTAAAAGAGATGAACGAGTTTTTTCAATATTGTTACTTCCACAGCATGGACACTTATCTCTTTTTAGCCAATGTACCGTCAATGGATTATATTCATGTCCACATTCTTTGCAAGTCCAAACAGAACCCTTTTGCTTACCTGCTATAGAAAAATCTTGACACGGGCTACCTCCACAAATCATATTAAATGGTTTAAGCTTTGTTTCATCAACCTTTGTAATATCACCAAGATTCAATGATTCATCAACACCATGAATGGCACAGTATGATTTTGTTGCATATTTGTCAAATTCACAAAAATTAACGAGTTGCCATTTCCTCTCTCTATTTTTTGATACTAACACTATTTCTTTTTGAACATTCTTCTGTATCTTCGATACAATCCTTTTACTGTTTTTCATTTTTATTTAATTCTCCTTATCCTCACTTTTATCTTCATCTTCCTCAACTTCATCACTATCCAAATATTCAAAATCCATATCTCTTCTAGCGTCAAAGAATAAAAATTTATCCAACATTAAAAATGGTGTCAGCACAATCTTCACTGGAATCAACACACAAGCTAAATCAAATTTTAACATTAACCCAATAAATCTTAATACAAAAGTAAACCAATTATCTTCTGTACTCTGAAAATCATGATTCATTTTCATATGCCAAAAAATCCAACATCTTGTTAAGTCCTCATAGAAATACATTGTGAACCAGTTTATTGGAATGTTGATATAAGCATCACAATGCTGACAATTACATCTACTCATTAACTTACCTCTACATCTACTCATTAACTTACCTCTGAACTACCCATGAGTTAAAACTCATTGGATTTTCTAATCAATATGCGTAACCGCACAAGTTTACTTAGACTATCTCGACAGTTCCTGCCGTTTTAATTCTCAAACCTTCTTTAAGAATATTTATAGCTGCATTTATATCCCTTTCATGATGTGTACCACAATTAGGACAGATCCATTCTCTTACTGATAATGGCTTTCTTCTGTCTTTATGACCACAATTAGAGCATATCTGACTTGATGGATACCAAGTATCAATCCTTACGATTTCTCTACCATACCACTGAGCCTTATACTCTAATTGTCTTACAAATTCAGACCATGATACATCTGCTATTGATTTTGCTAATTTATGATTACTCATCATATTTTTAATTTTCAAAGTTTCTAATGCAATGATTTGGTTTTCATCAATAAAACGCCTAGATAACTTATGTAGAAAATCTTTACGTTGATTTGCAATCTTTTCATGTTGTCTTGCGACTTTAATTCTGCATTTTTCTCTATTTTTACTTCCTTTTTGACAACGAGATAAATCCTTTTGTAATTTTCTTAATTTCTTTTCAGACTTTCTAAGAAACTTTGGATTTTGAATCATCTCTCCATCAGAAGTAATACAAAATTCTTTAATACCTAAATCAATTCCAATTTGGTTATTGTTTGGAATTAATTTTTCTTTATCTTTTTGGTCTACTAATACTGAAACAAAGTATTTACTAGACGGACTTTTAGAAATAGTAACAGACTTAATTAGTCCTTCAAAATCTCTATGTTTCCGAACTCTAACAAGTCCAATCTTAGGGAGTTTTATGTATCGGTCTGTCACATAAATGTTTCCTCCCTGATTATTTGTAGTATAAGAGAAGTGATTATTCTTCTTGCTTTTGAATTTTGGAAAACCCACTTCTGGACATTTGAAAAAATTGTTATAGGCTGTCTGCAAATTCATTTGAGCATTTGCTAATGCAAGTGAATCTACTTCTTTTAGCCACTCAAACTTTTTCTTGTACTGAGCAGGTGTATTATTCAGCTTTTTCTTTGTTTCTTTATAATAGCCAATCTTATCTGAAAGCATACGATTATAGATAAATCGTACACACCCAAAACATTTAGCAAAATATTCTTGTTGTTCTTTATTCGGATACAATCTGTATTTGTATGCTACCAACATCTATAATCACCTCACTCTCAGTTAATTGTTCTCCACTATTCTTCCCATCAGCTAAAGCTAATGGGGTTTTTTGGCTTACTGTTCTATAAAAAACAGTAATACAGCATAAACATTGGTGGTGGGAGTTGTTATACTGTATTACTGTTTTGTATTGTGAAGAACAATTAATATTGCAGTAATAAACGTTATTTTAGGGGGAGAACGTCATTACAATTATAAGGTGGTGTATTTCAATACTAATTATTCTTCTAATGGAACAAATAGGACTCGAACCTATAACTTTTCGGTTATGAGCCGAACTTTCTAACCAGTTGAAATATTGTTCCGTTTATGATAAAAATTTAGGTGCAAGAGTTGAACTTGCATTGTTTAATAGATTACCTATAATATCTACTAATTCTTTCCAACAAGACTTAAACATAATAAATTAATTATCTTTTGTGTAAATCATTATATTTATAAGGTAAGCCGTATTTCTTACACCAATTTCTTACAGCGTTATCTGATACCCCGTATTTTTTACCAATTTTTACAAAAGGCGTATTATAAATTAATTTTTCTAACTCTTCTTTAGCAGGAATATTTCTGGATTGATAATTTTTGTAGCAATCAATACACATTTTATTATCACTGTTAGAAAGGATATTTTTGTTGCAAATAGGACAAATTTTCTTTTCTCTTGTATGTTTTAACTTTACATTTCTAATTTTTGTAGGAGAATAACCAATATTACTATTATCAGTTTTTTCACCTTTTCTTAAATTTCTGCCTGCAAATGTAGGCAACTGACTGTTGCAATTAGGACAAATCCGCCGTAGATTTGAAGTTACATTGTTATGATTGTCGCCATCAATGTGGTCTAAAATCATAGTCAATTCTTTATTATTCCAGATTTTATCCTGTCCGCAAATAGTACAAATATTATCATTACTTATTTTCTTATACCACCGTCTTAAAACATGCTGTGTAGCTGTACTATTTTTACAAAATACATTTTCATAGGTTCTTTTTATTTGCATAGTAGAAGCAAAATGACTATAATCAATGTTTAAGTTTTCTAATCTGTTTCTTACTGTTTTTATATTACTTCCATTCTGCGTTTTATATCCCAATTTTAAAATTACTTCTTTAAAAGAATATGAATTTTTCACAATTTCTTCTAATTCTTTAACAGAATAAGTATCAACTATTGGAACTTTACGTTCATAATATTTAATATTAGTATTCATTTTTAATCACCAAACATTTATTTTTATAAACAGGGCATGTAGGATTCGGACCTACGCATGAAACAGTCAAAGTGTTTTGCCTTTCCGCTTGGCTAATGCCCTTTAATTAATATCCCCTCAACCGCTACCAAAGGATAATATTCTGTAATCACAGACTAGATACGTTCTCACTGCCATGGTTTATATCTCTACAGAGTAGGTTTTTAATAACATTTTAAGCTAAATATTTATCGTATCTATGAATACTTAGCATTTTCATTATTAACGGATTTTTTAGTAATCTCAAATATTCAGTTTTCAATTACTATGTATGTGGCAACTTATTCCTCGATAAAACAAGTTGCCATCTTTGACTATTCACGTCCATCTACCAGAAAAGTTGCTAGTCAAAAAGGAGAAAATTAATCTTTTGTATTGCGAATTAGGAGGCTTTGGTATGTGTGGATAGCATACCAAAAGCGGTTGTGAGTAGTGACACATCATGTTGCGTTATTACGTGTTTGCGCTTACACTTAATAACCAACCAACCGCCGATTTAACATGATTCAGAGAAAAAACCTATTTTTGCTTTTATATATCTTTTCTTCGTCTACACACGATTTAGGCAAAAGCTGAACCTAACAAAAAAGATATACACCACTTTCATACACAGGGCTTTTACCGGAGTTTGTTCTCCGTAGATTTTAATTACATTCGACAGCCCTTGTTACACAATAACTCTTCCTCATGCCAAACCTATAAATTTAGTTACTTTAGCAACTGTCAAACTCTGTAAACTTTCGACTAAATAATTAACTACGTTTACTCATTTACTTGTTCTCTCGTTTGCTATGTTTATACTATATCATACTTTCCTTAATCCGTCAAGAACTTTTTTCAAAAATTTTAAAACTTTTTATTCTTTTTTATTCAATTCGTATCGGTTCAGCTACAATATTCTTATCTTTCTTATATACGTCCAGATAGACTTTATTATTATCACCGTCATAGATAGCTTCAAAATATTCATCATATTGACCAATAACACCCAGTAACGCCTTATGATTCTGTAAAGTCTTACAATACCATACTAAAAATATTTCATCAGATGATACTGTATTGCCACCAAACAATTCTGTATAGTATCTTTGAATCATTCTTTTACTAAACGAAACAAATTCTTCTTGACTTAACTTTGTAGAATTATTAACAGTCTTTTTCATTTTCTTCCTCAATTCCTAAATCTACGTTTTCAATCTTTGCTCTTACTCTAAGAATACTAAGATAGTTAGCCATATGAAGTAACTGTGTCTTATATATTTTTTTATCACAAATAGGTGTAAAATTTAATTCACCTTTCTCCCAGTTTTCAACCATTTTTGTTAATTTTTCATATCTAATATAAGTCTGCCAATATTCAGCTTTAAATCTTTCTTTATAATTTTCACTGTTCATCATTTCCATTGTTTCTTTTAATTCTTTCATAACCATTCTCCTATTAAAAAATAATAATTTCTTGGTACATATAAGTTAGGGTCATTTGGAAAGCGTTCTTTATTTCCAGATTTGTATAAATATCCACTGTAAACATTACCATTAAACAATCTAATTCCGATATACTTTCCTAAATATTTTTCAAGTTTTTCTCTTAACATGATTTATCCTTCTTTTTATAATTCTCATAAAACTCTTTATTAGCCAAATCATATCTTGTCTGAATATTTGTCAAATCTTCTTTACTGTATTTTTTACAAAAATTTTCCCAATATCCACAAGATTTAAACTCTGGACAACCACATCTGTATATACAATTTTTCTGTAATACATCAGCTTCAATAGGGTGAGTTTCATGTAAAACATATTTAAAATCTTCTGCCAATTCTCTTGCATCTTTAGTACAACAGAAGCATAATCTCTTACGCCAAACGTCAATTAAATTCTGCATGTTAGCGTACCCATCAAAATTTACAGGATTTTTCTGTGGAGCGTCATCTCTGGATAATGGGTGATATTCAATGTTCTGTTTTGTAGCTTCGTCCCATACTGTATATCCCTCTTCTGTTTTTCTTTCTGAAAATCCCCTATCATCTCTTGCTGTAGATATAAACTTTTCATATTTATGACGGCTCATTTCAGTACTAAGCCAGTATTTAATTGCTTTCCAAGTCCAATCAAATTCAAGCAATCTAATAGGACTATGTTCAGAAATAAGCAAATTTTTTTTAAAAGTGTCAGTTGCATCTTTTTCTGTAAAATCCTTATTATCTGTAGTTCTACAATGATTTTTTACCCTACGCCAATCATCAGCAATCCAATTAAAAATTGTTTTCATTATTACACTCCTTATAAATTTTCACTGTAAGCAAATATTCAACCTACTTACAGTGAAATTATTTTTATTATTTACTTTCCATTTCTTTAAGAACTTTTTCAATAGCTTCTTTAGCTACTTTAGTTCTTGATAATTTTTCTGCAAGTCTATCAGCCGCCAAATCAATAATAGTTTGTTTGTTATCTTCACAAAATCTTTCCATAGTATTATTAACTAATTCTTTCAGGCTTCGTGAATAAGTATAATCACCATTGTTTCTGTTGCCAGTTAAGGCTTCAATAACATCACCTTTAACAATTTCGTGAACTACTTTATCTACTTTAGCCATTATTGTATTTTTAATTTTTTCATCATCAATATTAATACCAAATTGTAAAATATGTTCCATATCGTTTTCTCCTTTTAATTACCAATCAATTTTGTATGAAGTTTCATTATATTGAGTACAAGTTTCCACATGATAACCTAAATTTTCAAGTTGTTGTTTTATGTCTAAATGCATTTTGCCATAATAATAGCAATAACATTTTCCTTCTGATATAGCTTCTTTAATTTTATTTTGAATATTATTTAATTCTGAATCAAATAATTTTTCTTTTGTAATGTTACTTCTTAATCGTGCTTCTGTTGCATTAACCATAATTATTCACTTTTTTTGCTTTCTTATCTTTCTTTTCTAATTTTGTTTTTTCAGCTTCAAAAACCTGCTCTTTCTTTAACCTATCCATAATTCCTCTCATTTTTCCAATACCTTTACAAGAAATTCCCATAGTTTTATTCTCCCTTCGATACAAAGATATGAGATTTTAAGATACAAAATGGACGAACACCGCCGTCGTTATCGTAGAAGTGGCTGATGAAATTGCCAGAAGGAGAAACAACGGCCATCGAGTACTCCCATCCACGTTCTTTGGTGCTCCATGGGGTGCATGTCCACCACCAGTCACCCAGGTCTTTATTGACAAGCAGATCATTATACTTTCTGGTTTCATCAAAGGTAATCGGTCTTACCTTGCATACACAGTCTTCAAATTCGTGCTGCATATCCACTGATGTAAGGTTTACTTTATGTTCAACCAGGTTCTCTGCGCCAAGCGCATTTTCAATGATTGGCTGAATATCAGCTTCAATCATTTTTTTAAGGCTTGATTTGTTGTAATCTTTCGTATTTCGGTCGAATACAACGTCCTCTGCCATAAATTCTTTTGAAATAACTTTTGTTGTCTGACTAGAACCATCCTGATCCAGCACGATAAAATCATGCTCCCCGATCTTAAATGTTTCCCTAGGCTTCAGTTCTGACAGCCTTACTTTGTTCTTTTTCTCTACCTCTTCTAACTGTTTAACTAATTCTCTTGCCATATCTAATGCTTTGCTCATGATTATTCTCCTTTTTATTATTATTTATTTTCAATTTCATTAAAATTATAATTGAAATTACTTACACTTACTTTACCATCTAAAGCTTCTGATAAAATCTCTTCAACGATTTTCTGTAATTTTTCTTCGGTATACTTACCACATCTGTTTACAAAATCATGCAAATCTTCCTTTGTAAATTCATCACTTGTAAAATTTTCCTCAACACAAATTGTAGCGTTCCATACGCCTTTGTACTTAGTTGTAACACCATTTTCTGTTTTTTTAATCTCACTCATTGTTATTTTCTCCTTCCAACTTTTTCATAAGCTTTAAATTTTCTTGTATTTTAAATGGTCTGGACAAATTAATTGTAGCGTCTACCATTTTCTTTAATTGCGTTATTTCAGATAAACCTTTATTTTTTAATAACTTGGTTTGAATTTTTTTATTAAGTTCTTTATAGATATTATTCTTGTTCTCCCAAAGTCCTGTACGATTTAAAGTGATATGATATACTTTGTAATAACCGTCATAATCTGGAAACTGTTCTTTTATCTTTCTGTTTGTGATTTTTTTAAATGTTTCAATACTAATTTCATTTCTATACACTTCAAACAGCTTAGTAAGACCCATTTCCTTAAGTCCTTCTTCCTCAGCCTTGATAATTATCGTTTCCTCTTTTGAGCCAAGAGTTACCACCTTGCTACCACTTTGTAACCCCATGTTATTGACTTTGAACAGCTTGTAACCTTTTCGGCATTTGATTAAAGCCTTGCTTTCAAGTTGGTCAAGAATATCTTTAAACATCCGACTAAGAAGATTATAAGATTTTGTGATATATTCTTCTAAATCATAGGGGTCACTTTTAAGTATTTTAGAAGAAGAATCAATATTATACCTACAGTATTTAAAGTCTGTATTGATAATTCCACAAGCTATAAGCAATTCCATCATTGAAGTGCAGACTGAATAATTATCTTGTTGGGATAGAAAATTACTTAATATAGCTTCGAGTAATTTTTGATACATACCTTTGATTTCTTTTGCTTCTTTTTCTTGCTGAGTATATTCTTTTATGATTTTATAAAAGCCGTTTTTATGAATTACTTCATAATCTTTATAAATACTTTTAAGTAAAGTGGTTTTATAAGACCCTATAACATTATCTTTTCCTATAGCTTCACAAAGTTCTTTATAACGATAAGTCCTACCAATTTCTATCATTTTTTAAATATCCCATTCTTCTGGACTGAAATCATAATCAGAAGCAACAAATTTATACTTTGTAAAGCCTTGATTAAAGATTTTTTTATAAAAATCAATAGCAACTTTTCTTAATGCTCTAAGGTCAGAATCATTAACTACAGTAAAATCATAGTTGTAATTTTCAACTTCTTTGTCAGCATGATTACCAGTTACTTTTGCAACTTTAGGATTCTGTACTAATAAAGTAAAAGTATCATTAGGGAACTGATTCTTTATCCTTTCAATTTCTTTAGGCTCTCTACAGTGAACAAAAAGAAATGAATGGTTATACATATCATTTGGTCTTGTTTTATCATAGTGTAACCAATCAGTAATTTGTGCTGTAATACGTTTAAAAGGATAATCATTATATACCGTTATTAAATCCTTTAGGTCACTTAACATTTTTCTGTCTTTTTCAGATTTCTCACCATTCCAGTTAAACATTTTGGCAATATTTTTTACGCAATCAATAGTAGAAATATTATTTCTTTTGTAAAAAACTTCTGGGTCTACACAATAATCTTCATTCTCAACTGGAACAACACGTTTCGCCAATTTAAGGGTTTCTTCAATAACTCTTTTAGCAAAAGCGTCCTTACCAACTCCACCAGAGCCGTTGATAATAATAATTTTCTTTATCGGTTTCTCCAATTTGTTATACCACCTTTCTGTATGATACTTATACAATAGCATAAGAAAATATATATGTCAAGGGTGTTTTTAAAATATTTTGTAATAAATATATTAGCGGAAATAAGCAATAAAAAAGAACGTCCATTTGGACGCTCTTAGTTAAATAATAGTAATGATTTTTATAAGGGTATTTTAATTTTGGTACAATTAAATGTATCAGATATAGAAAACACCTTATTAGATACATTTGGTCGTACCAATATTAAAATATTTCTATATTTCTATTATTGTTTTTAATCAAGAGGACTATCTAAGCAAAAGAAATTAGGGTCTATTCTATTTTCTTTATACTTCATAATAGTTTCTTTTAAATTGCAAGGACAAGATAATTCAATAGTTGCTTCAATATATGTGTTTAACAGTTTTTCATCTAATTCTTCTAATTCTTTTCTATCATTTGTTTTAATTTTTTCTTTAATATGCATATTGATTTCTTTGCAAACATTTTTCTTGTTATAGTCCATAAATTTAGGATTAAAACTGATTCTATGAACTCTACAATACCCTGTATACCCCGGAAAAATTTTAGTAATTTCAATAGCAATCTTTAACTGAAAATTAAGAATATTATTGTGGTTTGCATATACATCTCTTAAATTTCTGCAACCTAATTCTTTAATGATTCTCTGCTCAATTTCTAAAATTTTTTCTTCGTCTTTTGATTCTGGCTCAATATCTAAAGAAGTTGTATAATTATTTTCTTTCTTATAGATTCTAAATGATTTTCTATAAAAAATAATATCTTTTTTAGCAAGCTGTTCTAAAACTCTTTTAATTAAATTACCTAACATACTATAAGTAGTATTAAGGTAATTTTCAAATACGTCTGGGTCTGTATCTAAAATTAAAGAAGCATATACTGGATTATATTTGCAGTACATATAATCTTGATTAACTAAAGCACACATTTGCATAAGTTGTCCAGTAGAAACAATTAAGAGATTTTCTTTTTGTTTAGATAAAACATCACTTAAAATTGCTTCAATGGATTTCTGGTACATTCCTTTAAGGTCGATAATACTTTTCTCTTGGTCAGTATATTCTCTTAATACTGTATAGTACATTCCATTTTTTAAAATTTCATACTGTGATTGTAATTTATTAATTTGTAAATTTCTAGCTTTTCCTATTTTATTTTCTAAATTAAGTGCTTCACAAAGTTCTTTATACTTATAAGTTTTATTAAATTCTAACATTTTTTCTCCTTTCTTACCATAAGAAAAATATATAACTTTATGGTATTTTTACACCTTTAATGTTATAATATATAAAATTTTACTACTTATAACATTTAGGGTGTAAAAATATCAAAAATTCTTATATTTTCCATTACTATTAATCAACTTCATACTCCGATTATATCATATAATATAGAATATGTCAAGGGGTATAATATATATTATATAATATTAATATAAATATAAAATTAGTAATGAATATTATTATGGTGGGGTTGAGGACACCCACACCCCGTCTCTGGGCGTTGCACCCCAGAATATATAAATAACATGGTAGCATGCTCAACCCAAGGGTTTCGCACCATGTTATTTATACATTCTTCCCCGCTTGTTTGATACCGTAATCAACAACACATGGCACAAATTTTCAAAAGTCTACCCTTGAGGGTAGCCTTTTTTCAAATTATAGCCATAGCGTGTGTTGTTAATTACGGCATCAAAGATTGCTAATTCTTTACTTTATAATAGACATAATAATATAATATTATATAATATAATATAGTATATTATACATTAAAATATTATTAATAAAAGTTAAATAAATACTATTGACTTTTATAATAAAAAATGATATATATTATATATAATATTATAATTAATATAAATAAAAGTATAAAGGAGGATATTATAATGGGATTTGGGAAAAATGTTAAGACTAAAAATTCTGAAGTAAAAACTATAAAAGAAGCAACAAGACAAGCACGAAATAAAAGAATCAATGCTTTGGTAAGAAGATATTGCGAAAATGTTTATATGGGATATAAAGAGAGTAATGGTGACATAAGAAAAAAAATGAGAAAAGATTGTTGGATAAATATTATTGCACCTTATGTTAAATCTAAAACATCTATTGACCTTATGACAATGCAACAGATAAAAGGTGAAAATTATTGTAATATTGTAAGTTATGATAGTCTTATTTATAATGTAAGTAATGATACAGAAAAATATGAAAAAGTTGCAAGATGTATTACTGATTTATGTAATAAAAAAAGAATAGTTTTTCTTGATATTTGTAGTGAGAACGGCGATGTATCACCAATTAAAAAAGATGAATTATTAAAAGAAAAAGAGATAGAAAATATTGACAAAGAAAATCAAATAAAAAAATTAGAAAAAGATTTAGAAAAATCTAATACAGAAATAGAAAAATGTTACACTATTATAAGATTGCTTAATTTAAAAAGTTACGAATGGTGTACTTATAGATTTTTACTTGTTCTGATAGAAAGACTAAAAAATGCAATTACTGATGAAGAATGTTATAGTGTAAATGTAGACCCTACAAATTGGAATGAAAAATATGAATATACTTGGGAATTGTTTGAAAAAGAATTGTTATATCGTCAAGGTATAGATTTACTTGCTAGAATTGAAGAACGTGGGCATGGTGATATTACAACTTATATTGATAAAAACGAATTACCTTTTGTGGCTTCTGTAGTTGTAGGTATGTTAGAGCGTAGGAATATTAAATGTGATAAAATGATTGAACATGCTAAAAATAATGATTATCCTAATGATATTTCTAATTTAGATTATATTTATAAACATTAATTATAAAGGAGTCTAGCAATGCAAAACAAGCGTAGAAAGATTTTCAAGATTTCGTCTGAACGATTCCGAATGAATAACTGGCAGATTACTTTATCTAAAGAATTGGCAGTTCGTTTAGACGAATTGATTGACTTATTTGATTCACAAGCATTTCGACTGATAGATTTAATTACAGTTATAGGTAACAAACGATACAAGCAAGATATGACGGATTTAATGTTTGCTGTGGAGATTTCCTCAATGAGTGACTATGACAAAGTTACGTCTAAAACTGGCGTGATTTTAAATGGTAAAAGGTTTTTGTGGGTTGTTGGAACTACTGGTGGTCTTAAAAATAATACTTTATTGTTTGTGAGAGAAGATATTTTACCAGAGTTAATTAAAAGGACTGATTGTGGTAGGAAGAAAGATTACAAGGCTATACCGGCTAAATTAGAGGCTTATATTGCTCTGACCTATTCAGCGTCCGTTGAGATACCAGAACCACGCTCTGTATTGGTTGTACGAGATTGTATCACTAAATTTAAGGGTGATGTGGTTAGGATTGATGATAGTGAAACAGATGAACCTATCGTTGAGGAAAAATTTGGTGTAGAGTTAGAAAACAACGGCAGTGACGGCATGAATCTTTGTACACCAGAATATATGCAAAGAGTTGCTGATAAATTAGGTCTTGATTATTTGCCAAGTGGTATTTGTTTAAGAAATGCTTATATGAAAGGTATGTTGAATGTCTTTGAGATTATAAAATTTGCTGAGGAAGTTGGTAAGGGATATAAAGTAAAAGATATTTGGGGTACTGAAAGAGATATTCGAGATGTGGATATGATTATTACTGAATCCAGTCTTAAGTTATGGGATAATTATTCTAGTTGGGAAGAATACCACAAATGTTATTATGAAAATGGTTATAGGTTTTCTGCTACAAAAGTAACACCTAAAAAGTTGGAAGATACAAGAGAAACAAATTATCAGTATTTGCAAAGTTATGAACTGACAGATGAACAGATTGTGGAATTATGTAAGCCTACTGTTGATTGGCTGAAAATGGCGTTTGGCGGTGATTACCAAAAAACAAAAGAATTTTTAGGAGTTGACGAAAAAACTAAAACAAAAGATTATGCACAAGCGTTGTATTTAGACGAAAGAATGATGAACGACCCTTATGTAATTGACCGAATTAATAAAATGATTAAGAAAAAGATTAATCAAGCTAAGATTGGTAAACTGAAAGTTGAAGGGAATTATCAGATAGTTATGGGTGATTCTTATGCTTTAATGCAGAGCATATATGGATTAGAGGTTACTGGTTTACTTAAAGCTAATGAAATATATTCACAATATTGGATAGATAAAGGTGTGAATGAGGTGGTTTGTTTTCGTTCTCCTATGACTTCACATAATAATATTAGAAAAATGAAAGTAAATAATGATAAAAAATGTCAAGAATGGTATAAATATTCTAATACAATGATGGTGTTAAATGATTGGGATACTATATGCATGGCATTGAACGGGAGCGATTTTGACAGTGATTCTATATATTCTACTAATAATAACGTACTTTTAAGTGCTTATAAATATACAAATGCTATTGATTGTGTACAGCGTAAGGGTGAAAAGAAAGTTGTTAAAAGAAACGATATTAGAAAAAGTAACCGTATGGGTTTAGGCTCAGAAGTTGGAACAATCACTAATAGAGTATCGGCACAAATAGATAAATTAGCTTTATTTAATAAAAACACAAACGAATATAAAGAATTATCAAAACGTATTTTGTGTGGACAGTTATATCAGCAAAATACCTTGGATTGACTTTTTGTTGAGTTCAAGTAAAATTCGGTGAACCTATAAATATAGGGTGTGAGATTATAAAAATCTTGCTAACGGTGGAAGAGTCATAAATAATATAAATCAAATATAAATTGACTTAATATCGTGCCAAGCTTAAACGGTGACGTTTTTGAACGGTGTAACGACTATGGTATACGGTCTTTGTATAAAGATTATGAAACCAGTACATTCAAGGTGAAAGTCCTTGTTTGGAAGTGCCGAACCTTAATAGAAATATTAAGTGAAGAGATAGTCTACTCCCCCAATAAATATCTGGTGACAGAGGGTATAAAGGAAATTAAAAGGAATTGTATGTAAGGAAATGCCTAAGTATTGGTATGTTTCAAAATTATGTACCACTACATTAGATAAAATAATCGTAACAGATAAAAAGCCTTATTACTTTATTTATAATTATTCTTCTTTAAAAAAAGATTATGATAGTTATATAAAAAATTGTGACCTTAAATGTGTTATGCTTTATAGTTGTAAAGTAAATGAACTAAGAGAAAAACAAAATCTTACAGAAGAACAACAAAAGTTTTTAGAATGGTACGATATAAAAATGCCAGTAAATATTTCTAATTCTACTATGAACCGAATTTGCCGATATGTGGAAAATGAATTTGATGGCAGAGTGGTAGAACTTAAATCCAAGGGTTTTAATTATGAATTTCTTAAATCTCCTATTCAAAGAAGTTCACCTAAAACAAGAGAAGATATTGAAAATCTTGAAAAAGAATACATTAAACGTATTAAACAGTTTAAGAAAATTGTGATTGAGAAAAATTTAAGTACGGAAGAAGCAAATACAAGAGTAATGAGCATACAGCACGAATTTAGAGCAAGAGCAGAGGAAATTTGTCCAAACAAAGACAGACTTGTTAATATTATGCTTGATTTATGTTATGGACAGAATAAGAATAAATACTTTTGTTGGGCTGTTGTTGGTGATTTAATAATAGAAAATTTAAAGAAATTGCATGAAAATAGTTGACAAATCAATTAAAATGTAATAGAATAGGAGTGTAAGATATGAAAAACAAAATCATTCTTAATGAAAATCAATATATAAAAGATATTTTAACAAATATTTATTCTGATAAAACAGAGGAAATTGTTAAACCAGATATAGGTTTCTTTAAATTTCTCCTATGGCTGATTAAATACTATTCTGATAAAGAGTTTGATTATGCGTTACATCATGTGGAAGATTTAGTAAGAAATGCAATGACTAAAATTTACCAAAAAGAATATGTACATGAAAAATGGCGTAAAATGATTATAAATGTATATGATAATTTAAGAAACGAAGTTATTAAACCTTTAAGTCATATACAGTATATTGACGTTTATTCATGGGATATGACGCAAGTATTCAAAGGAGAAACAGACCGAGAACGTAAACTGATGTTTTCTGCGTATGTTATGGCTCATTATAAAGCGGCTAACGGTTGGTTAAACCTTAAAACCATAAAAGATATTGGCGATTGGTTTGAACTGTCAAACGTGGCTTGTACCGTTTTTGAACGTATGAAACTGATTGGTGAGTTGAAAAACAAAGGTTTAGTTGAGGTTACAAACTCTTGTGACAATTTGAATATTAGAGTAAAAATGTTAGACGATTATGAGGGAATGACCCCAGTTTTTAGAATCAGTGAAATGGAGAATTTGGGGAACCTTTTGATAGCAACTTACAAAGAGGGATATGCAATGTGTTCAAAATGCGGTAAACTTATTAAGGTTGATGAAAACGCAACCACACTTTGTAAAAAATGTAAGAGATAAACAATAAAAAAGCAAATAAGGGTTAAAATCATTGCAAAATGAAAATAAAATTATTTTATATAATTTCTATTGAAGTTTAAAGCAATTTTTTAGCACCTCTCTCAATTCCTTAATAACGAGGTAGGAAACGCTCAAAAATAAAAATTCAAAGGGGTATGGGAGTGACCTATAAAGCACTCACCAAATCCCCTAAGAAATAAAAATGAATAAAACGAATAAAAAGAAAGAAATGAGGTAATTTATTATGGCAAAGAAAGCAATTAAGGTATCTAAGGTTAGCACCGCAGAGTTAGTAAAGATGGTAGCATACAAGGCACAGGCTACTCAGAAGGACACAAAGGCTGTTCTGACTGCGTTTTATGAGATTGCCGCTACTTGCATTGCTTCTGGTAAGAAGTTTGATATGAACGGTTTTGGAAAGATTGATTTCACCACTATTAAGGGCAGACCAGAAAGAACTGGTATTATCAATCCTGCTACTGGCGAAGTTGGACAGTTAAGTGCAACCCCAGATTATACTAAACCAGTATTTAAGATGTCTAAGAAGTTAAGAGAAGTTGTTAAGGAAAAGACACAGGACGCACCTTTTGTAGAGTAATCATAAAGGAGTAACAAGTTATGGCAAGACCTAATAAAGATGGTGTCATTGTTAAGTCTTTAAGCCCTAACGAACTCGCAGAACTGATAGCCATTTCAGTTAAGAAAACTAAACCAAGTTTCACAACTGAAATGGCTAAGTTATGTATGAAAACTTTTATTGAAATTATGGCAGACGAAATAAAAAATAACGGTTATTTTAATATTCCTAATATTGGTACTTTTAAGATTTCCACTTGTGGCGGTGCAATCAAGAGAGTATATAATATTCAGACGAAGCAGAAAAATAACGTTATGATACCATTGACGTATATGGTTAGATTTAAAACTTCTGAATATCTTAAAGGATATTTAAACAACCTTGAACCGTCATTAAAGGTAAAAAATAAGTCTGCGGCTAAAGTAAAAGAAGCTGTAAAGCCAGAATTTCAAAGAGAAGTAATGATAGAAAAGCAAAAAAGAGTAAGAAAGCAAAAAAGATTAGCTGAAATGCTTGAACCAGATTATGTCGAGTTCGTAGAGAAAAAGAAAGGCAAATAATTAATATTGTCTTTCTTTTTTTGTTGGAAACGAGGGAATGTTATGGCAACCATTATAAGAAAAGAAAGACCCATAACAGAATCGTTTTGTATTCGTTGCAACAGACCTTATGATATTAAGAAATTTTATAAATCTGACAATCCAAACCATGCAAATAAAGTAGTTCCTTATTGTACCACTTGTTGTAAAACGATTTATCAAAATTATTACAATAAATATGGAGATATTAAGTTAGCTTTATGGTCAACATGTGCTGAGATAGGAATACCGTTTATACAAAAAGTATATGATGGTCTGATGGAAAAAGTTGAAAAAGAAAAAGAAGAAGGTACTTTGTCTAGTACATATAACTACTGGGGACAGTATTATGTAACTTTTTTAGCTTTAAAGAAAAAATCAGACAAATGGGATTGTTTTGGACAGACAGATGTTGATAGGTCGTCTATGACATCTAATGATGAAGAAACGCAACGTAAATTAAATATACAAGATTTAATTCTGGATTGGGGAGAACAATCAGATGAAGATTATGCCTATCTTGAATATAGATGGGGATTTTACACTGATGATATTAAGTTGACACCTGCACAAGAGAGTTTGTATCGTAAACTTTGTATTGCTGAATTAAGATATAAAAAAGAAGTGGACATGGGTAATTCTGGTAAAGAAGAACAAGATATGGTTTTAAAATTAATGAAAACCTTAAAACTTGATAACTTTACTCAGAAAAAAGAAAAGACTTTGACTGAACAAATGCTTGAACATCAGATTTGGGAAATAGAGAATACTGAACCTTGTGAATGTGAAGATTTGGAAAAATATAAAGATTTCTGTAATATTGAGGCAGATTGGTTTAAGTATGTGGTTTCTGCTGTAAAGAATCTGATTGCGGGTACGAAGGAATACCCTTTAATTCCACGAAAAAAAGATTAGGGTGATGTCTATGTTAGAAGAAAACAAAGATATAGATATTATTAGTCTTGTGGAAAAAAGAAAGAAAAAACAAGAAGAAAAGAAAAAAACTGACAGAAGATTACCATGGGAACAAAGAAAGAAAAATATTAAGGAATGGACAACATTCTATAGACGTAATTGGAATATATATGCTGAAAGAAGATTAAAGATTAAATTATATCCGTTTCAGCATGTTATGGTTTATTTAGCTGGAATTAGCCAATACTGGTATGCGATTTGCTCTAGGGGTGCATCAAAATCAATGATTGCGGGATTACTCGCAATCGAGCATGGACTTTTGTACCCATTTGCAGAGGTTATCATTACTTCTTCTACTATTCCACAGGCTACAAAGCTAGTAAAAAAGAAAATAGAAGATGAACTTTGCAAGAAACTTTCACCAGTTTTACAATATTATTATGAGAATGGCGATATAGTTTTTAGGTATAATAATGATTGTGTAGAAGTAGATTTGAGCAAAATAAATGGCAGTATGATAACGGTTTCACCTTGTCTGGACAGCAGTAGAGGTTCTAGGGCAACTATGCTTATATATGAAGAACGTAGACTTTTGAAGAAAAGTTTAATAGATTCTGTATTCTCTAAAATGGCTCACCCAAGACAATCTAAATTTTCGTTGTTGGACGAATATAAAGATAGTAATGGAAAAACATTGCCACGTTGGGTTGAGCAATGTAAAACTATAAGTATTACATCTGCAAGATTTAGAAGTGAAAGTTTCTGGCAAGAATTTAAACTTGTTGTTCAACAAAGTATGATACGAAAAGACCATACATATAATTTCTTTGCTTCTAATATTTTTCTTGCAATTTTATTTAACCTTAAAACATGGGCTGATTACTGGCATGATAAAGAATTTGATTCAGATATTGACTTTGTAACAGAAGATTTGAATGAAATGTATGGTGAAACAGAGGGTGCTTTCTTCTTACTTGAAGATTTCAGAAAGAATCAAGTGATAAAAAAAGCCTATAAACCACCTACGCCTATGGATATATTTATGTCAACTGATTTAGGTAACAGACCTAAAGGTGAATTTGAAAAACGTTTACTTTTCATTGACTACGCTTTTGTTAATAGTAACACAAATGATAACGATAATAGCGTTATTGGTTGTATGGCTGTCATTATGAAAGATGGTAAGACAAGACGAAAAGTAGAATATATTGGTACTCACCCTGCTAGTGATAGTGAGGGATTTCAACAAAAGATTAGAGAGTTCTTTTGGGATTACCAAGCAGATTATATCGTAATGGATGAAAGAAGTGGCGGTACTCTTTATTACACAGAGCTATCCAAGCCTTTTGAACACCCAACACGAAGTAACTGGAATCCACATGGTTTTACAGTTTGTTATGAATCTGCGTTACAAATAGTTCCAGACGCTAAGATTCAAGAACTTAAAGGTAAAACAGTTGATACAGAAGCCATTCCTTGTATTATACCTATTGTTGGTACAAGTGAGCGAAATAGTTTAATGTGGCTTGATTTAAAGAAAGCACTGGACAATGAAATGATTGAGTTTTTGGTGGACGAATTAACGATTGAAACAGAACTTGAAGAAGATGTAAACTATCTTACTATGAGTTCTGAGGAAAAGGTAAATATTAAGCTACCATATGTTCAAACCGCATTGATGATGTCAGAAGCTATTAGTTTAACTCAAATATGGAATAATGGTATTTTGAAATTATCAGAGCCTAATAGAAACAGTGCGACAAAGGATAAGATTGTGGCTTTGAGTTATGGAAATCATATTGCAACCTTAATAGGTGATAAATACGCAGTGGATGAACAAAGAGATACAAATTTAGATGAGTTAGACCAACTTGTGTTCTAAGTGTGTAAGGGTGGTCTTATCAACTGCTATGTTAGGACTGCCCTTTACATAAAAAATATTTGAAGAAAGGAGAGTGACGAAAACGAAAAATAGTCAAAGATTAACTCCTAAAGTAGAACAATCTGTTATGTTATCAGAACAGCAGGTTTATGATGTAGTAAGTTTTGCTCAAAGTTTATATGGATTGGATAGTTTTGGGGTATATAGCCCATGGTTAAGTAATCAAAATTTGGTTAATCTTAATAACAACGCTAAAGTTCCAAAATATGACGATATTATAAAAGCTTTAAGTGAGTATAAAACAGGTGCTACAAACTTACAGGCTTATAGTGAGTTTATGGAAGTATTCGATATGATTTATAACAGAACTATTGAATACTACACAAATCTCCTTTCTTTTGATTTGCAAATTACTTGTAAAAACGCTAAAAAAGAAGATTATAAGTCTGATAATTATAAAGCTGATAAAGCAAGAATTTATAAATTCCTTGACAATTTTGATTACAAAGGTGAATTTAAAAAAGTTGTAAAACAGCTTTTAAGACATGAAGTACACTATACAAGTTTTAGAACAAACATGGATAGAAACAATCCTAAATATGCTCTACAAACATTACCACAAGATAGATGCATCCTAACTGGTTATTTTGAAAGTGGTTTATTGTTTGACTTCGATTAAATTGTAAATAAATATTTATATTTTATTTATTGTTTACAAAATAGTCCGAATATATGGAAACGTGTATTTGATAGCAAAAAAAGCTATGAAGCTACTTGAATTGCTAGGAACCCTTAAAGTCATTCAAACTACAACGTAATACCTTAAAGGGTATAAGCGTGAATGTGACGAAAGTAGAAAAAATTGAATGAATGGTGCATGGTTAAATCCTAAACACTGAAAAATAGGCAATTAGCAGGTAAGTCCGAAAGGAAAACTTCAACGACTATTCCTCTTGAAGGAAGTACACACAAGCGTGTGGAAGTGGGTAGACCCTAACACATAATGGTGAGGGATAAGATATAGTCTGTGCTTGTATGAAAGTACAAGAAGTTCATTAGAGAACTGCATAGGAGTAGCGAACTTATGTGAACGACAACCTCCAAATATAATTAAAGTAACTTACGGTTTTTATATATTATTTAAACTAAAATAATTCTTTTCGTAATTTAACTTGACATTTATATAAATTTATGTTATAAGTTAATTTATGGAAGGAAGTGATATTGTTGGAAAAAGGCTTTAAGTATAGAATTTATCCGAATAAAAAACAGCAGGAGTTGTTACAGAAAACTTTTGGTTGCTGTAGATATGTTTATAATTATTTCTTAGATAAAAAGATAACTGAGTATAAAGAAAATAAAAAGAGCTTAAGCTTTTATGATACAAGTAAAATGCTTACTCAATTAAAAAAAGAAAAAGAATGGCTTAAGGAACCAGATAAAGATGCTTTGCAAAAAAACTTTGAAAAATTTAGATAATGCTTATCAAAAATTTTTTAAAGAACATACTGGTTATCCAAAATTCAAGTCTAAGAAAAATAGACATCAATCTTATACTACAAGTTGTAGTAATAATAATATAAGATTTGAAAATAAACATATCAAACTTCCAAAATTAGGTTGTGTAAAAATTCGTGATAAACAAATTCCGCAAGGAAGAATACTTAACGCTACTATATCACAAGAACCAAATGGACATTATTATTGTTCGTTATGCTGTACTGATATAGAGTTTTCACAATATTCAAAAACAAATAAAAATGTTGGAATAGATTTAGGTATTGTAGATTTTGCAATTTTATCTGACGGTATTAAGATTAAAAATCCTAGATTTTATGAAAAATCAGAAAAGAAACTTGCTAAATTACAAAGAAAATTGTCGAGAAAAACAATCGGCGGTTCTAATTGGAATAAAGCAAGAATTAAAATTGCAAATTTACAAAAACATATATCTAATCAACGTAAAGACTTTTTACAGAAATTGACTACTAATATTGTTAAACAATATGATATTATTTGTATTGAAGATTTAGACGTGAAATCTATGAAAGAAACAGAATCTAATGTTCGTAATAAACATGTGATTGATGTTTCTTGGTCTGAATTTCGTAGAATGTTGACTTATAAATCTACATGGTATGGAAAAATATTATCTGTTATAGATAGATATTTTCCTTCTTCACAAATTTGTCATTGTTGTGGTCATAAAGACGGTAAAAAGTCTGTTGAGATTAGATATTGGATTTGTTCTAATTGTGGTTCAAAATTAGATAGGGACAATAACGCTTCTATTAATATTTTGAACGAAGGATTGAGAATTTTAAGTGTTTAAATAATATATAAAAACCGTAGGAATTACGGGATTAGCTTGGTAAATATTCTGACAATAGTTGGAAGTTCCCAAGAATTGCGTAACTTTAGTTATGTGAGGTTCAGATGATGTATTTTATTGGTATGCAAGGTGTAGACATAGATTGTTATTCACCTATCTTTAAGAAATATCTTAGAGAAGTATGGGACGGTAAAGATTTTAAAGATTATATTCCGTCAAACGGTTTAAGTAATCGTGATGGTACTTTTACTCTTTATCACCAGACAAGTCCTAATGATGGTTTCTGGGCTTTCAAGTTTGACACAAGTAATTTTGCAAGTGTTCCTTTTATGGCTCCGTATTTAAAGAATATTTTTAATAATACAGAGATTGCAAAATTACAGAAAAATAAGGATATTGCCAGTGCTTTTGGTATACTTTATGGTGAGATGAAAATGCAAGATTCTGCAAAATCTGGCGAGGTTGCTGATAGATTTGCGGTTAAACCAAGTACATTAGGACGATTAATGAAACTTGTTGCCAGTGGATTGAAAAACTCTATGACACAAGATAAAATTGTTCGTTCTATTGCTTTACCTCTTGAAGAAGTTGAATTTAAACAGTTTGAAGATAAAAACACAGATATGGCTACTACTGCCGCTAAAGATACAGTGGGATATGGTAGTTCTGCAAGCCGTTTAATTTACGCTACGGATAGAATGTCAAATGAGGAACTTCAAGCGGCTATTACTGCTGATTATGAGATTGTGGCTAAATTATATACTCAATTTAATAATTTCTTAGAGTTCTATGCTAATCAGAAAACTAAACAATTTAAGTTTAAGTTTACGTTTGATGGATGTACACAACCATTTTGGCGTAAAAAGAAGCAAGATGCTATTATGAAATTAGCAGATGTGGGTATGGTGCTTAATTCAAGTGCTTATGCTTCTGCTTTCGGATATAAACCTATGGATTTTGAACGTATGTTAGAAGAGGCACATAATAGTGATTTCTTAGATAACTTATCACAACTTTTATCCATTCATACTATGAGTGGTGGTAGTAGTGGTCAAGTTGGCAGACCTCAGAGTGAAGAAGCCATTTCTGATTCTGCGGAACGGTCACGAAATCAATAGGGTAATGGTTAGTAACAGTGAGTAACACTGGTTGAAAGAGGTGATTCAGTATGTTGATACATGAAGAAACAAGTGAAGCGTTAGATGTGTTGTACGGGGCGTTTTTTGATTTGAACGCAACTTTGGATAGGGTAGCTTCTGTTATGTTAAACGATTTTTCTATGCCAAACGCAGGAGAAATTGTACATCTTAACATAAGTCATACTATGCCTTTACTTGCAGATGTTGTGAGTGAAATTAAAGATAATTATAATTTATCTTCTATTCGCCCAGAAGTCCATAAAGATGATAGAAATTATTCTAATTTAGCTGATATGTTTTCTACGGTCTTAAAAGAGTTTAGCGAAGTTTATGAAATTATGAATAAAGTAGTAGACATTGCTATTGCTCATAGGGATAGAAACGTAACTTCCGATATGTATAGATTATTTAGAAAATACAATATCATTATGGGACAAGTAAATACATTAAATGATAAAGCACAACAAATGCCTACAGATTTTGATAAGTTCGATTTTAATATTAGCAAATGGGGTATCAAAGGGGTGAAATTATGATTTTTCGTAGTACACCTTTAAACGATACAGACTATTGGCGAGTAACCAATTCACAAGAGAATTTGTTGTTACAAGAAAATGGTCTTATGCCTATGTATATGGATAGAGAAGCAACTTATTATAAGATTGATAAGAAATTTGTAGATAAGTATATGAAATTGAGCGAAACTCATGGAATATTAAAAGAAAGGAGAGTGGAGTTCATTGGAAATAAAACAGATTAAACGAAATTTTTCAGTAGATGTTATTGAAAAATTTGTTGATGATGATGACCCAGAATTTGCCTATGGAACTACACTTTTTTTGAGTACAAGACCTAATACCCATGGGCTAGTTATTTCAGAAGAAGTATTAAGAAATTGTGCTGATACAATAAAGGGCAAATGGCTTGTGTGTAAGGTAAATCCTTATACAAAAGATGGTGAAGGTCATACGGTTGACGAGTGCATATCTGGAAGAATACCTGAAAATCAAGATATTCGCTTTGAATATGATAAAGACGGTTATCTTTTAGCAATATGTGATTTTGTTATTTCTAAGATTTATGCAGAAGATGTGTATAATATGTTTAAATATAACGACAATTGCAGAAGTGTGTCAGTAGAAATGTTGACTGTAGGTACAGAATTGGAAAACGGTGAAGTTGATAATAATTTGATTTCCAATTTTTGTATCGTAGGTTTAACTGTTCTGGGCAAAAGGATAAATCCAAGTAGTCCCGGAGCAAATGCAAAATTGGTAAAGTTTGAAGAAAAAGCTAATAAATTTTACGAAAATTGCAAAAGTAATAGTTTATCTGAATTAAAGAAATTCGTAAAAGAAAGGAGGGTAAACATGGAAAAGAAAACATATAAAGTAGATAAATCCAAAGATTCTATGGTAGATACACCATGGGGTAATGTGGATAAAACTGAACTTTATAAGAAAATTATTGATGCTTCTAATGCTGATACTCTCGTTAAAGATGTATACATGAAAGTAGAAAATGGTTGGAAAGACGCACCATCTGATAAACTGAAATATCCAGTTATGCAGTTTAAAGGTGATACTTTAGTGTATAATCGTAATGGTTTAAGTTCTGCTTTAGGTTATGCTAGAGCTGAGAATGAAACTGATGTTGTATCTAAAATTGAAAAGATTTATAAAAGTCTTGATATTGAAGATGATAACGATAATAAAGAGAGTAAAGGAAAGGAAAGTAAAACTATGCAAGAACAGAAATTTGAAATTGAAGGAAGAAAAGCATGGGGTGATGTCATTGCCAAGGTTCAAGACCATGAGGGTAAAGATGTCTATGTTGATTCTGTAGAAAAAGACCATATTATTTATACCAAAGGTGATGAAAGGTATCGTGTCGAAGCTGATGTTAAAGTTAGTAAAGACGATAAAAAGGTTTCTGCTGATATTAAGTGGGACACTGTAAAGAAAGATAAAGTTCAGAAAATGGAAGAAAAAACAGATGATGAACATGATAATGATGAGCATGACGATGAACACAAAGAAAAAGCTAAAATGGAAGAAAAGCAGGACAAAGGAATTACTATGTCTGAATGTGTAGATTTCATTAAAAAGCTTTCAACAGATGCTAATGTAGATGCTTCTGCTTATTGTGAAATGCTTGAAAAAGAAGCTGAAAAGAACGCTAAATTAGCAAAGGATTTAGAGGATAAAGATAATATTATCATGCAGAAAGATACAGAACTTGGTGAATTGAGAAAGTTTAAAGAAGATACAGAAAAGAAATCTGTAGAAATGGAAGTTGCAAAGACACTTGAAGAGGTTAAGAATTTTGTTGATAAAGATGAATTTGAAAAGTTTGAGTGCGAGGGAAAACTTTGTAAGATGTCTGAATTAGACGGTTGGAAGAACAAGGTTAAGAGTGTAGCTTTTGAAGCAAGTAAAAAGTCCAATAAATCAAGACAGGGATTATGGCGTATGGGTTCACCTGTTGAAACAAATAAAAATACTGGTTTATGGGCTGATTAATAAAAAATAATAAGAAAAGTGAGGTAATTATAATATGGCTAATACAGTTTTAGTTTTATCCAGAATTGCGGCTGACAATGTAGACGCTTATAATCGTAGTGCTATTTGTTCTGAAGATGTTATGAATGGTACTGTAGTTACTCTTGAAAGTGGTTTTAGTGAAACAGCTGGTAAGGAATTTGTATGGACAGCTACTCCTTTAGATGATGCAGATAAACATGCTCAGTATTGGATGGCTTGCGCCCCAGAAGTAAACGTACTTGCTGATGGCTCTTTACTGTATAAGGGTATCAGTGTTGACCCAAGAAACTACACCAATGTTAAGAATACAGAATTTGATGTATTTTCTGTACAGATTGGTGATTGCGTACAGATTTCTACACCGTTCTTTGCAAACGAACAAGGCCCAGCTACCATTGGTGCTACAGCTAAGTTTGTAGAATATACTGCTGATACTGGTTGGAAAGCTATCGCAACAGCTACAAGTGCTTATACTGGTTTAAGATTTGCTATCCGTAAAGCTATGCCTTTTGCTATTGGTACTGATAGTGAACCAGGTTGGATTCTTGAAAGAGTTCAGTAATTTTGTTTGAGTATATATTAGAAAGGGGATTTTCGAGATATGGCTATTAAGGATTTATCCATTATTAAGTTCTCTAATGGTAATGAGGACACTTTAAAGTTTGTAGATAGATTTAGAGATTATTATTTTCATTATATGTCCAAGGTTAATAAGAAGGACTTAGGTGATTTTGATAATACTGTATCTTTAAGTGAAAAGGAAGATAAGATTAACAATTCTTTCTTAGGTGAAGTACAGAGATTTGCAGGTTGTACTCTGCCGAATGATATTCAACCTACACATTTAGTAGCAAATCCAATGATACGTTGGGCGGCTTTTGCTGTTGTTGATATGCTTATTCAAGCAGTGTTACCAGAAACTATCATTCGTTCCATTGGTCTGTACACCGAGGTTCGTAATGTAGGTTGGGGAGACTCTGCACAGTTTGAGATTAAGCCAAGAGCATTAATGACTGTTTCTACAGGCGCACATGGTCAGAGAACTACTATTCGTCAGAAGCAGTTTAGTGCAAATAGAACTCTTATGCCAGTAAACCATAATATTACTGTTTATGCTTCTCTGTATAAGGTTCTGGCACGTAAGGAGAATTTAGCTGAGTTCGTAAGAACTGCAATTCGTTCTATGGAAACCGCTTTCTCTCTGGATGCTTACAATGCACTGAACGCAGGTTTAACTGCCGCTACTTATCCAACAGCTTTAGTTAAGACTGGTTATACACAGGATACTCTGTTAGGTTTATGCCAGACTGTAACCGCTTATAACCAAGGTGATAAGGCTGTAATCGTAGGTACTTCACTTGCATTATCTAAGATTATTCCTAACGTCGCTAATGGTTATAGAATTGTAACTGACAGTAACGCTCAGAGTATTCAGCTTATCAAGAATTTCTTTGATTACGATATTCTGGTACTGCCACAGGTTGCTACTGGTGATTATACTAATTATTCTCTGGCTCTGGATGATAAGAAGATTTATGTTGTATCTCCATCCACAGATAAGTTAGTTAAGATGGTACTTGAGGGTGTCCAGTTAAGCAACGGAAATGATTACTATGACAATGCAAATCTTACATCTAACACCACTATTAATAAGGGTTGGGCTTGTGAGTTCGTGTCAAACGCAACATCAGGTCTTGTAAAACTTAATTAATTTTATTAAGTATTTTTAAAGCTTAAGCATAAAAATGCCAAGGAAGTTTTATGCTTTCTTGGCATTTCTTTTTATAAAGAATAAAATGAATGAAAGGATTGAAACGATATGGCAACTGCAAAAACAGCAAAAAAGACTGCTACAACACCTATTGTTGAGGAAACTGTAACAGAAAACGTAGAAGAAAAATCTGCTAATACGGTAACACTTAGTACAGAGCAATTTGAAGCACTTATGAACAGACTTAATGACTTAGAGGGAAAGGTTAAGACACAAGGAGTTACCCAGTCTGTACCGTCTGGTAACGATAGGTTTTACAACTACCTCGAAGTTGAAGTACCAGTTGTAAGTATGTGTCAAGGTGAATTAAATCTTGCAACACAAGGTAAAGGACAGGGAAATATTTATACTTTTACTGATTTTGGACAGATTATAGATATTCCTTTTGGTGATTTAAAAGATATTGTACAGCATAATCAGAGATTTGCTAACGAGGGATATTTCTATATTGTTGACGAAGAAGTTGTTAGAAAATTAAGAAAAACTTCTGAATATAACAAAATGTTACCACCAGAAGTTATTGAAAATATTTTTAAGAATGATGCTAACAAAATCATTGACCTTTATAATATGGCTCCAAGAGGTCAGAAGGAAACTATTATCGAAATGATTAAGAATAAGCGTGTTCAAGGTATTGATGTAGACGCAAATGTTCTAGTAAAACTTGGTGAACTTACTGGAATTAATTTCGTAGGAATTGAAGCTGAGTAATTAAATAAAAGGAGGTGAAACAATATGGCTACTTCCTTTGATACTATAAAAGACTTAGCATTAATTATTATTCGTGACTACAAATTGGATAAACTTTATGAAAAAAGTGCTGATGATTTTCAAAAATATACTGATGGAATGTTAATTAAATCTATACCTAAATTTGTTGAATGTTTACAACCTCTTGATTACGATATAGAAACTAGAGAATTTGCTAATGAATTAACTTTGAAAGAACAAAGTATATTAGCGGATTGGTTTGTTTATTAAAACTATAGTAAGCATATAGAGAAATTTGTATGTAACCAATTCGTATATTAGATTGAATTGCTAGAAACCCTTAAAGTCATTCAAACTACAACGTAATACCTTAAAGGGTATAAGCGTGAATGTGACGAAAGTAGAAAAAATTGAATGAATGGTGCATGGTTAAATCCTAAACACTGAAAAATAGGCAATTAGCAGGTAAGTCCGAAAGGAAAACTTCAACGACTATCCCGATATGGGAGTACACTGTAAGCGATTGACAGTGGAAGTGGTCACGCCTTAAATATTATTACAGTATAAAGGTGAAGAAATAGTCTATGCTTGTATGAAAGTACAAGAAGTTCATTAGAGAACTGCATAGGTGTAGCGAATCTATGTGAATATATTTTTATTTAACTAAAGTAAAAAAATATATTATTTAATCAAAATAAAGCAGTTCTTTTTATAATTTAACTTGACTTTTATATAAATTTGTGCTATAAGTTAATTTATGAAAGGAAGTGATATTGTTGGAAAAGGCTTTTAAGTATAGAATTTATCCGAATAAAAAACAGCAGGAGTTGTTACAGAAAACTTTTGGTTGCTGTAGATATGTTTATAATTATTTCTTAGATAAAAAGATAACTGAGTATAAAGAAAATAAAAAGAGCTTAAGCTTTTATGATACAAGTAAAATGCTTACTCAATTAAAAAAAGAAAAAGAATGGCTTAGGGAAGTTGATGCTCATTCTTTACAGTTTTCTCTTAAAATTTTAGATGAAATGTATCAAAGATTTTTTAAAAATTATAATGGATTTCCCAAATTTAAAAAGAAGAAAAACTATAACTCTTATTCAACAAAAAACAATAGTAGTTCTTTAAGAAATAAACTTTCTATTGAATTTGAAAATAAACATATTAAACTTCCAAAACTAGGTTTTGTAAAAGTTCGTGATAAACAAATTCCGCAAGGAAGAATACTTAATGCCACTATATCACAAGAACCTAACGGACATTATTATTGTTCATTGTGTTGTACTGATATAGAGTTTCCACAATATTCAAAAACAAATAAAAATGTTGGAATAGATTTAGGTATTGTAGATTTTGCAATTTTATCTGACGGTATTAAGATTAAAAATCCTAGATTTTATGAAAAATCAGAAAAGAAACTTGCTAAATTGCAAAGAGAATTATCGAGAAAAACAATCGGTGGTTCTAATTGGAACAAAGCAAGAATTAAAGTTGCAAATTTACAAAAACATATATCTAATCAACGTAAAGACTTTTTGCAGAAATTAACAACCAATCTTGTAAAACAATATGATATTATTTGTATTGAAGATTTAGATGTACAGTCTATGAAAGAAACAGATTCAAGTGTTCGTAATAAACATGTGTTTGATGTTTCTTGGTCTGAATTTCGTAGAATGTTGACTTATAAATCTACGTGGTATGGAAAGACATTATCTGTAATTGATAGATATTTTCCTTCTTCACAAATTTGTCATTGTTGTGGTGTTAATGGTGGTAAAAAGTCTGTTGAGATTAGATATTGGATTTGTTCTAACTGTGGTTCAAAATTAGATAGAGATAACAATGCTTCTATTAATATTTTGAACGAAGGATTAAGAAATTTAAGTGTTTAAATAATATATAAAAACCGTAGGAACTACGGGGTTAGCTTAGATTTATTCTAAGAATTTTATGACTTTAGTTATAAAAAATTCAGACTTGGTTTGAAACTAATGTTAACGATGTTACTCAATTTAATTTACATCTTACCAATACAGACTTTAAACATTATGCAGAAGCAAACAACTTAGATGCTAAATCTGAATATCTGGATAGAATGAGAGAAAAGATAAAGCAAGATAGTCTGGATTATCAGAATGATAATATAGACAAAATAAAAGACTTGCAGTTGGTGTTTTAATGAATAAGAGTTTAATTGTTGGCAAATTATATAAGGCTTTATGTATTTATGAAACTTCAAAAGAAGATTATTGTAAATACTTAGAAACCTTATTAGTATGGTTAAACGGTGTAAAGAAAAGCGAGATAAATGAACAAGTTATTATTATCATAAGAGGTTTAAACAGATTAGGAACAGAAGCTACACATTATATGGTAAAGGCTTCTATTTTTCAAGCAATAGATTTTGTAAAATAAAAGGAGGGCATAGTCATGGCATTAACTTATTATGGTGCTTATCTTGAGGGTCTGGCTATGGCCCCTAACAGTAAGTATAGAAATGATATGCAAGCATTGGTTAATTCTCAATGGGAAAATACTACAGTAAAATATGATGTGGGCGAAGAAACTGAAATAGGTTCTTTTGAGTTTAATCCTATAGCGGTTTATATAAATCATGTTATAGAGGAAACAAGCACAGGACGTAAAAACGGTGATGATTTCAGAAAGTTAATTTTCAAGGATATTATTCAAGAGAACGGTTCTTCTGATAGAAATACTAGAGGATTATTATATCAATTTGACGATAATTTCTGGATTACAACATTTACAGACAATTATAACAGCGTTTCCGAAGCCGTTGTTGTCAGACGTTGTAATAATCTTGCAAAATATGTAGACGAAAATACTGGTGATATTATATCAATACCTTGTATTTTGGACTATACACCTACATCACCTTCACCTAAATACATGGAAGATATTGTTACCCCAGATAATCATGTTGTAATGATTGTACAAGGAAACAAGGAAACAATCAAATGGAAACAAAATAAAAGGTTTATTTTTAACGGTAGACCTTTTAAGATTACTGGGTATAACAATTATATGCAGAATAGTTATATAGACCAAGATACCACTATTCTTTATATAGACTTATATCTTGATGAAATTCAACCGTCTGATGATATTGAAAATAATGTGGCTAATCGTTATGAGCATACTTTTTCGATTATGATACAGAATGGTGATTTTGAAGCGATACAAGGTAGTAGTGGTAAGTTACAAGCTATTGTAATGAGAGATAATGAGCAACTGTCCATTCCTTTACAATGGTGGGCTGTACCGTCTGAAAGTGCGATGATAGATGAAAATGGCAATTATCGGATTTCAGATGATGTTGAAGTAGGTTTTAAGATTGAATTTCATGTTGGTACTGGTAAGTACAACACAGTACAAGATGAAGCAATATGTACAGTGGTAGAAACTGTGGCTGAGAAAAAAGAGATTGTTATATCCCCTGTTTTCACACAAGTACGTCAAGGTAATGTTCAAATTTTTGAACCAATGTTGATGATTAATGGTGTTAAACAGAATGTTGATATTACTGTAACTGCAACTGGTGTTAAACAAGGATATTATACTTTGTCTAAATCAGATAATACATATGCTTTAACTTGCATAAAACCTACGTCTGATGTATTGATTTTAACAATAGAATCTGATGATTTAACATTACAAAAAGAAATTAAGCTAGTGTCTGCGTTTTAAAAAGGAGTGTGCGTAAATGTTTAATAATTTTGCAAATTTGCCATATGTTCCTTATAAAATTATAATGACATTGGCTCAAAATAATGAAAATATATTTAAACTTCTTAAGTATGGTACTTATGATTGTTTAAGCAAACCTAATCTTACGTTTGAAGAAAAAATGGGAATGATTTATAAAAATCAAGACCAACAACAAAAATATAGGATATTTTTAAATCCTTTGGTTGAAAATATGCAATATGATGCAACAACCATATTGAAATGTTTTAAGTATGACAGTTATCCAATAAACCCTTATTTATGTACTGTTGTATATGAATTTGATGTTTTATTTGGTGATAAAATTGCTATTGTGGACTATAATGGTATTCCTTGTAATAGGGCTGATGTTATAGAAACTGAGATTATGAAAACACTTAATGGTTCTTATGCTATGGACGGTGTTGGACAATTTCAGTTTAACGCAGAACTATCACAATATTGTAGGTCTAGGGCGGCTTTGAATAATACAAGAAACTACAATGGTGCAAGTATATTTATGGCTGTTCAGATTGGTAGTATAAGTGAGGGGTGTGTTTAATGAAGTTTGATATAACACCTTATCAGAATTATATTGAAATGGATAAACCTATCCCTTATGTTACTAGACATAAACAAGTAATATTGTTATATCCAGTTAAGTTAAAAGAAGCTAATGACTTTGTAAACTGTTATAATGTACTTACAATAGATAAAAACACATTTGAAGATATAGAAATTATTCAGAGTTCTTATTTACAATTTCTTTTGCAAATGGTTTTAGGACAAGATTTGTTTGGAAAAGTTGAAAAACATTCTATGAGATATTGGCAATTTGTCAGAATCATAGAATTATGTTTTGGACTTGATAAGATTGAAGAACAGTTTAAAATCAAAATTAATGAAAAAGGTAAATTTATTCTTGAAATAAATGATGTGATTATAGATTATAAGGATTTTGATAACATAATTCAAATTATACAATATCAGAATATCTATGATTATGAAGATGAAAGAGATTTAAACCCAGATTATAAGAAAGCTGTTGATGAATATTATAGTTTGGTGAATAAGAATAAAGAACCCATAACATTAGAAAGAAAAATATCTATTGTTTCAGCACATAACGGCATGTTAAAGAAGGATTTGCTTGAAATGACTTTTTATAGTTTTACATCTTTGTTTAATGCTGTTGTTGAACAGATTGATTACGTTGTGAATAAGAATTTTGAAGCAAATGGTGGAAAGTTTAAAAAACCTATAGAGCATTTTGCATATAAAAACAAGAAAGGTAAATATGCAGATGCTTTTGTAAATAAAAAGAATATTGGACAAGGATTTAAAAATGTTTGAAATATGAAAGGAGTAATATAATGGATGCTTTTTTAGCCGGTGTAGCAAATGTTGACCTTTTTGTAGGCGATGAACTGTTTGCTACTGCAAAAACTTTGACAGATTCTACTTTTAGTTTTGATGTATCTCTCGAAGATATTCGTGGTGGACAAGGTGCAAAACTGTATGGCAAATATGCACATTCTTCCACAATGGACGTAACCCTTACTGATGTAATGTTCCGTCTTGAATTTATCGCAAAGAACATTGGTTCTGATATTGCGATTGGTGGCAGTGCTTTAACTGTTGAGGAAGTTACTGTAACAGATGCAGGACAGATTACTGTAGCAGGTACTCCTGTAGCATTTGGTAATTTTGGTACTATTGGTTGGTATAAGAAACTTAATGATTCTACATGGACTAAGGGTACTTTCAACAACAAGATTATCACTGTCGCAGGTGCTATGTCTGGTGATGTTTATTGCGTTAAGTATATAGTAAACAATGATTCCATGAGAGTGCTTACAGTAGGTGCTAACTTTATTCCTGCTACTGTTCATGCTGTAATGACTGGTACTCTGTTTGCAGGTAGTAGTACTAATCCAAATGAAGCTTCTACAACTAAGGTTGGTGAGGTTCAGATTGACATTCCACGTTTAATGTTAAACGGTTCACAGGAGATTTCTATGAGTATGACTGGTGCGGCTAGCACACCTCTTAATGGCTCTGCTCTGGCTTCTGCTGAAACCTCTAGCTGTAGTGACGAAGCTATTTATGGTACTATTAAGGAAATTCTGTCCACTGCTCAGTGGGAGAATGATGCTTATGCATTAGCTTTAACTCCGGCTGATATTGATTTACAAGCGAGTGAGAAAGAAACCATTAAGGTTTATGCTCTTATCAGAAATGCTCTGCCTAAGTTAGTAGACCCAACTGCTGTTACTTTTACAAGTGGTGCTGTTGGTACAGCTAAAGTAGATGATGCAACTGGTGAGGTAGAGGGTGTAGCAACTGGTACAACTACTATCCACGCTGTTCTCACTAAGAATCAAGCAGTTGAAGGCTATGCTAACGTAACTGTCGGTTAATCTCTGTTACTGGTTTGTACCTATATGCGTAGGGTGATATGCTCTACGCATTTTACATATTTTAAATTTTGTTGTAAAGGAAGTGGTTATTTTGTGTCCAGATTCATATATTGGTAAAGTAGATAATAGAGATAGAATTTTATGTAAAAGGCAGAACGGTAATATTTGTCCTTTTGTTCGTTGGTGTAATGTATCAGATTGTTGGAAGCCATTACCAAGTCAAGATACTTGTAGATTAAAAAGTGAATATATTGTTCCAGAAAAGGCTTCAAGGGTTCGTTTTGAAAAGAAAGGCGAATTGTATATTGAAGTTGAGAACAATATGGTGATTACATTGAAAAATCCTTTTAATTTTGTACCTAAATATGTTACTTTATATAAGACAAAAAATGGGTATGGTATTAATAAAAATAAGGGTTATGGTAAATAAAAGTATTGACTTTGTAAATAAAAAGTGCTATATATATTATATGAAAGTTATATAAAAATATAGTACATAAGGAGAACTGAATATGTTTACAACAATAAACAATAACGCAAGAACATTCAAAAGGGGAGAAGTTTATTACGCTGATTTAAGGAATACCCAAGGTTCAGAACAAGGCGGAGTAAGACCAGTATTAATTTTACAGAATGATACTGGAAATTTTTATAGCCCTACCATAATCATAATACCTTTAACTTCTAAGGTTAAAAGAGAAGATTTACTTACACATTATACATTATCTAAAGAAAAAAATAAATTTCTTGTAGATGATAGTGTTGCTTGTGCTGAACAAATTCGTGCTGTGGATAAGTCAAGATTTAAGAACTATATTGGAACTTTGAACAAAGCTGATTTGAGAGCAATTACTGGTATTGTATTTGCTAACCTTTGTGGTGACTAATTGGAATGAAATGAATAGATGGTTAATAAAAGAAAGAAGTGGCAAAGTTATGATAAAGTAGGTGAAAAATAGTGGAAGATATGACAGCACATGAAATTAAAGAGGACTTAAGAGAGGTTAAGTTAAAAGTAGACGAACATACACAAGATATTACTAGGCTTCAAGAAAGTCATAAATTTATTCAGAATTTATCTGAGGAAGTTGTAAAAACTAACAGAGCATTGAATGAAACTATCCAAGATATTAAAATCACAATGATTTCTTTACAAAGCGATGTTTCAGATGTTAAACTTCAAGTAAGTGATATTAAGACGGATTTTAATAGAATTAAAGATGAATCCAATTTTAATATTATGGAATACATAAAGAAAAATTTCCCTACAATAATTATTGCAATATCTTTTGTAGGATATATATTAGCAACTAAATATGGATTCAAATAGAAAGGACTGATATTATGCCAGATTTCGGAATTGTAAGTGTACCTGTAATTGTAGTTATTGCTTATCTTGCAGGACAGTTTGTTAAAAATTATACTAAATTAGACAACAATAAGATTTTGCCGATTGTTGGATTGATTGGTGGAATTGCAGGTGTTTTAGGTTATAAATATATGGTTGATTTTCCTGCTGATGATATTATGACGGCTGTTGCTATTGGTATTGTGTCTGGAATGGCTTCTACATGGGTAGACCAGGTTGCAAAGAAAGTGGTTACAGATAAGTAGAAATAGGGTAACACTGAATTAAATGGTCTACATGATAAACTGGTAGGGTAATTTTTTGAAAGGGTGTCACGTTTTGTTACACCCTTGTACATAGATTATGGAATAAAACGAAAGGACGGAACGAAATGGTTGAATTAAAAGAAAAAGTGGTAACAATTCCTTATACTGAGGACGAAAAAGGTGAAAAATATACGGTAAAACAGTATTTAACGCCAGAGCAGATTGAACTTATTGGAAATAATATGTTAAAGTGTTCAAATGCTGTTGAAAGAAATGTTATTAAAAATACAATGCTTGTTAAGTTAATAACTGATATTCCAGAGGAAATTGCTAAAGATTATGATATGCTTATCAAATCTGGAATTATAGATAACATTAATTTTAGAATTTATAATGTAAATGAAATTGATGATTATGTAGAAGATGAATTGTCAATTAGAACTAATGTAAATAAATTTTTAGAACAGTTGAATAAGACTTTAGATAAATACGCTAAGAAAATGCCTAACAATAAACAGATTGAGGACATGTTAGCAGACAGTAAAAAGTTAGTAGAAGCGTTTGGAAAGAAGTGATAAGGTAAAATGGCTTATGCTAAAAATGCGGCTGAGTTTTATTCTTTGTACAATGAACCAGTTTCTAAAGCTGTTGAATATGTAATGCAACAAATATTGGTGAATTATAAACATTTAATCAATCAGATTGTATATGCACATATACCAGAAGAATATGAAAGAACATATGAATTTCTGGAAAGTTGGCAAACAAAATCACAAAAAACAAGACAAGGTGGGTCTGGGATTTTATCCCAAGACTCTACTTTTATGTCTTATAATCCAGAAATGTTCCAACATGGTAGTTTATATACTACTTATGGTGATGTAAGAGATGAATTAACTGGAATTATATATCAAGGTCTTGGTGGTGATTTATTTGGATATGGTTGGTGGAATAAACCAAGAGATGCTTGGACACCGTTGATTGAACAGTTAAACAAAGGTGAATTAAAGAAATGGTTTATTGAAGGTATGCAGAAACAAGGAATACAATGTAGAAGTGTAGGAAGAGGTAAAAATATATCCTCTTTCTGGTAAAATTTGGAAAAGGGGATTATATGGAAAATGTTGTAATTGGACTGGATATGTCAACGAAAAGTTCTGGATATTCAGTTTTTAAAAATGGTAAATTGATAAAATTTGGCGTTTGGAAACAGAAGCAAGAGATAGCTTGGAGAGAACGTTGTATATATATGGGGAATGAGTTATCCACGCTATTGGACACTTATTCCCCATTTTTTATTTATTGTGAAGATACAATTTTAAGTGGTGAATGTGGTAATAATGTACAAACAGTAAAACAATTATCAGTGTTACAAGGAATTGTATTAGGTGTTTGTGCTGTACATAATGTAAAAATAGAATTTCTTATGCCTAGTAAATGGCGTAGTGATTTGGGTGTTTATGATGGTACTAGAGATGGAACTAAACGTCCAATAATGAAATGGAAAACCGTAGAAAAAGTCAATCATATTTTTGGGTTGGAATTATTTTATAATTCAGATAAACCTAAAAGTGTGAAAAACGATGATGATATTGGAGATGCTATTGGAATAGCATGGTCACAGATTAAACCTACTGAAATAAATAAAGGATTTGGTAAGAAGCCAAATATAAATGCTAAGAAAGGTAGGTACATAAACAATGGCATTGAATAGTAGTAATTTTCAAATACTTGTAAATGCAGTATTAGATGCAAAAAATATTCAAGCACAATTAGATAAGATAAGTCAAAAATACGCAACTATGAAAGTTGGCATTGATGTTGATACAAGCAAACTTAGTGATGCGTTAAGTGGGCTTAAAGGATTAAAAGTGGGATTTGATGATACCAGTACGAGCGCAGAAAAAACTTCTCAAAGTATTGGTGATATATTTACTAAAGTATCTAAGTTTGGTGGCGTAACACTTGTTATTAATGAGTTAAGACAATCGTTAATGGAAGGTGTAGATGCTGTTAGGGAATTAGATGCGGCTGTTACTGAATATAAGAAAGTGTCTGATTTAACAGACGAGGGAATGAAAAGTTTTGTAAGCACAGCAAGAGAAATGGGTCTTGAAGTAGGAAAAAGTGCTACTGAATTTATAGAAGCAGGAACTCAGTTCAAGAAAATGGGTTATTCAGACCAAGAAAGTTTACAATTAGGAAAAGTAGCAACTATGTTCCAGAATATTGCGGATACTGCAATTTCAGCAGGAGATAGTGCAAGTTTTGTGAACTCTCAGATGAAAGCATTTAATATGACAGCGGAAGATGCTCAACATATCATAGATGTCACTAATGAGGTTGCTAATAACATGGCTGTTGGAACTAATGATTTAGCAAAAGGTCTTACTGTAGCAGGTGCAGGTCTTTCCGTATTAGGCAACGATTTTGAGCAATCTATAGCGTTAATCACCTCAGGTACAGAAATACTTACAGGAAGAAGCGCACAGGTTGCAAGGGGATTAACTACAATAGGAAACAATATAGCAAAAGCCGCTAATGAAGCAGGTGAATTAAGTTTTAAAGTACAAGGTGTGACAAAATCCATAGATTTATTTGATAAATCTACAGGAGAAATGAAAAGTACATATCAAGTTTTTCAAGATTTAAAATCCAGTTGGGATGATATGTCACAAGCTGAAAAGCAATCACTGGGTTTGGCGTTGGCAGGTAAGAACCAATTTTCTGTATTTAACTCGGTTATGCTAAACCTTAATTCGGCTACAGAAGCTTATAAAATAGCTTTAGACTCCCAAGGTTCAGCACTTAAAGAAAACGCACGTTATCTTGATTCTATTCAAGGTAAAGTATCTCAGTTCACATCTGAATTAGAAAAGTTTTGGACTGAGGGTATTTCTTCAGATAGTGTAAAACGCCTTGTAGAATTTGGTACGCAAGTATTAAAACTTATTAATGATTTAGGCGGTATGCCCACTGTACTTACTGCTATTACAGGTGCTTTTATTACTCTTAATGGACATAAAGTACCAGAAATGATAGCAAAAATATCTACAAATGTTTTAGACATGATTGCTAAATTTGATTATGCTTATGCCGCTACAGGTTCTTTAGCACAAGGATTTACGGCTATGGCAGGTGCAGGTAGTTTATTAACTGCAAGTTTAGGTGCAGTATCACTTGTTGTTACTGGACTTGTAGCCGCTTATGGTTATTATAATACTCAACAAGAAAACGCAAGAAGAGCCGCAGAACAAGCAGGTAGTAGTTTTGAAGATGAAAGAAAAAATCTTTATAATTTAAGACTTGAATATATTAATGCTAAAGATGCCGCAAGCAACGAAGATGAAGATAAGCAGAAATTGAAATCTACAATTTCCAAACTTGCTAAGGCTTATGGTGTTGAAGAAGAAGCACTATCAAATTTGAACGGAACAAGAGCAGAAGGTTTAGATTTACTTAGTAAAGAAAATGCTGAAAAATCACAAGATTTTTTGAACAGAAATCAAGCTGAAATTCAGAAAGCGCAAAAAGCAACACAGGATATGTTAAATAGAACTTCGTTTTATATTCCTTTGAAATTTACCTCTGATACTGAATCCAGTGAATCTTTTAAGGCGTTTTATAATAAATATACAAAGAGTTTGGGTGAAGGCGTTTATGAAGCGGCAGGTGGTTATAAAGAATTAATAGCGGATTTAAACACTACTATTACCGCAATGCAACAAGAAGATAATCAAACAAAATTACATCAGCAAACTTTAGCGTTCTTAAGTAATACTCTTGTTGAATTAGAGGATAAATATAATAAAACTGCTACACTTACAAGAGAAGCCGCTGATGCAACGGTTGATGTTGATAAAAAGACGCAATCTTTTATAAATACTCAATATGATAGTCTTAGTTCTTTTGAAAGTGTATACAATGCGTTGCTTAAAAATAATTCGCAGATTCCGTTATTTAAAGAAGCATTAGATGAAGTTGTTGCTACGCAATTTCCAGATTTTGCGAAAGCATTAGGAATTGAATTACAAGATAATGGTGATAAAGCAAAAGAAGCCGCCGATGGTGTAAATCAATATGGTGAAGATGCAGGTGAAGCCGCTTCCCAAACAGAAGAATTTGAAAAAGCTATTAAAAGTCTTACATCAGAATTAAAAGGTGTTCAAGATGCTTATGATACTTTACATGAAGTAGCAGATGAATATAATAAAACAGGTAGTGTTACCATAGATACTATGGCAGATTTATTATCTTTAAACCCAGCATATCTTGAATCTTTACAAATGGTAAATGGTCAGTTAGTTGTTAATGACGAATCTTTAATGTCAATGGCACAAAGTTTTACTGAAACTGGAATTTCCGCAATTTCAAGTACACAAGGTTTAGATGTGTTTAGTGGAAGTGAACAAAATATTGGAATAAGTGCTGAAACGGCTAAACAAGGAACTGATGATTTAGGAACTTCTGTTACACAAGTAGGAACAGCAAGTTCACAAGCTAATTCTTATGTTGACACTTTTGGTAATACAATGATAACAGCAGGTAATAAAGGTGAACAAGGTGCAACAGGTTTGTTTAAATTTGCTTCTGGTTTGGCGGCTATATCAAATGCAAATGCTAATATAACTGGTGGTGTTGGGGTAAAATCTTATTCAGAAGGATTTGACGCACAGGTTCAAGCCTACCAGAAACAACAGAATAATAAAATTTTAGAGGAATTAAAGAAAAACTTACAGTTTAAACCGTCTACATCTGGTGGCAAATCTGGTAAAGGCGGTGGTGGTTCTAAGAAATCCTCAACCTCAGATGCGGAAAAGCAAGCAAAAGCAGACGCAAAGGCTTACAAAGAAGCATTTGAAAAAGAACTTGCTGATTTAGACAAACGAAAAAGTACCATGAAAGATAACGCTTCTACTGATAAATGGTATTATGAACAACTTGAAGAACTCACAAATAAATACTATAAAGATAAAGAGGGGTACGAGGAAGAATACAACAAGTACCATGAGAAAGCCTTAGACGGTATGACAAAAGCCCATGACGCGGCTTATACTGAGCGTTATAACCTCTTAAAACATCAACTTGCTATGGATATGATTTCTGAACAGGAATACTATGACGAACTTGAAGAATTAATGAAAGAGTTCTATAGTAATGAAGAAAAATATGCAGAGCAACGTTGGAAAATTGAAGAAGAGATTTATTCTGGACGTAATAAACTTGAAGAAGAAAATACAAGAAAAGCAGAGCAAGAAGCAGAAAAGCGTAAGAAAGCACGTAAAGAAGAGTGGGAGGAAGAAAAGGCTTGGTATGAGGAACAACAATCTAATCTGGAAACAGCGTTTAGTTATGTTGCTTCATTAGCGCAAAAAGAAATTGATGCACTTAGCGAAAGAAAACAAGCTATTCAAGACCAGTACGATGCTGAGATTGACAAAATAAACGAAAAGAACGATGCAACAAATGACGAAATTGAACTACAAGAAAAGTTAGATGCTTTAGCAAAAGCACAACAAAAGAAAGTAAGAATATATAGAGAGGGACAAGGTTTTGTTTACGAAACAGACCAATCTGCTGTAGACGAAGCTAAAACTGCTCTTACACAATATAAGAAAGAGCAAGACACCAAGAAAGAGATAAAACGATTAGAAGATATTCGTGACGCTACAATTAATTCAGTTGAAGAACAGATAAAGTATTGGCAAAAGTATAAAGATGAATGGGGAAATGTTACAGATAATTATACAACTGAACAGAATAAACTTCTTGCTGAACAAGTATTAGGCATTAGTTTAGAGGGTGAAAACTGGGAGAAACGTCTTGGTAATCTTCAAGATTATGTAGATAGATACAATGAAATAATGAGTACACTTAAGACAAGATATAAAAGTTACGATGATGATGACGATGAAGATTTTGGTGACGAACTTGACCCAGATGAATATTATTCTGATAAAGAACCTAGTTATTCTCATGGGTCTGGTGGTGATAACTGGTATGAAGATGATATTTCACATGGCCCGGGGGCTTATGCAAACGGTACAACAAAAGGTTATGGTTTATCTATGGTTGGTGAAAAAGGTCGAGAATTAAGAGTTCTTGGTTCAAGGTCTAATGAGGGTGACGGTATTATTCCTAATCATTTAACTGAAAATCTTATGCAACTTGGTAAATTCTCACCTACACAGTGGCTAAACAGCATTATAGACAAGGTAGGTGGTCAATCTACCCCTGTTTATAATTACGCCTTTGATAGTCTAGTGTTACCAAATGTTACCAACGCACAATCATTTATTGACGAATTAAAGAATTTAAAAAACAGAGCATTACAGATGGGTGGAAGGAGAGATTAATTCTCTCCTTTTACTATAAAGATTTTGTTTGTTTTGGTAAAGGAAGTGAATTGAATTATGCAAAATTTATACAACAATAAAGGAACCGATGTTAAGCGAGGGAATAGTAGCCTTGATGCTAAAACATGGGATATAAATAAAGAAATACTTGAAGCTATGAGAATTATTGCAAAACAGGAAGTTAATAAAGCACCTAGAGATATTACTAAAACTGGTTTGATTAAAAGTTTAAATTCTGATGGTACATATAATGTTGTTATAGATAATAAAGAATATAGCAGAGTTCCTAGTTACTCTGTCGCAAACTTTAAGATAAATGATATTGTAAAAGTCACATACCCACAAAATCAAGCAAGTAATATGTATATAAGCGGTGGTGGAAGTAGCAAATCTGGTGGTATTAGTGCTTTAGATGTTTACCCTGTTGGTTCAATTTATCTTTCTTTGGTTGCTACTAATCCTTCAACTTTTTTTGGTGGAAGTTGGTTGTTAATAGGACAAGGAAGAACTTTAGTAGGCGTTGACACTAATCAAGATAGCTTTAATCAAGCAGGAAAACTGGGCGGTGTGTATAGTAATGATTATACTCACGCACACACAACGCAAAATCATGTATTAACAATAAATGAAATTCCAGACCATCAACATGGTATGGATGGCAATACAAGTATTATAGCAGTAAAACATGGCTCTGCGGCACCTAATGAGTTTTCTCCAATTTCGGCTAATAATGGTTTTCAAATTCATAATAACGGTGGTTGGTTTAATGATTGGAGCAAAGGTACTATTACAACTACATTAGGTGCAGGTGGAGGACAAGGACATACACACGGAGATGTAACATTGACAAAACAAACTATTTCAACTGTACAGCCATATCTTTGTTGTTATATTTGGCAAAGAACATCTTAAAAAGTAGGTGATTAAATTTTATGGTAACTAAACCGATATTATATTCAATAAATGCATTTGATGCTTCTCAAAAGTCAACATTTACATTCTATTCAACTGGTGGTAATCAAGTTGTAAAGAACCAATTAACAATTCGTAACAATACCACAAACCAAGTTGTATACCAACAGTCTGTGGACTCATTTAAGTTTGAGCATACTGTTCCACCTAATACATTAACTAATGGTACATATTATAACGCTTATGTAATTACTTATGACGCACAAGGCGAAGCAAGTAGTCCAAGTGACCCTATACAGTTTTGGTGCTATACTCAACCTACAATAGAGTTTACCAATTTACCTGCAAATAATATTATCAATTCTTCAAGTTTTTTATTTGAGTTTACATATAATCAGATTGAGGGTGAATTATTAAACTATTACAATGTGATTTTATATAATTCTAACCATGTTGAAATTAATAACAGTGGTGAGATTTATGGTGGTCAGAGTATTAAACCACCAGTAACTCAAACTTATTTATTGACTGGATTAGATGATAAAGCAACTTATTACATTGAAATCAAGGGTTATACTATTTATGGAACTTATGTAACAACTGGTGAAATATTAATCACTGTTACATATTCCAGTCCAACTGTGTTTGGTATTCTTGGTTTGACTAATGATTGCACTAATGGTTATATCACTGGTGAAAGTATTGTTAGTATTATTGAGGGTTCAAGCAATCCAGAAGAACCAATATATATTACTAATGTAGACGGTAAAGAAATTGATTTAAGACCAGACGGTTACTGGGTAAAGTGGACAAGTGGTTTCCAATTAAACGGAGATTTTACGGCTCAATGGTGGTTTAGAGATATGAACGTAGACACACCAATCTCATTTTTTACTAATTCACAAGGTCAAAAGATTACGTTTACTTATAGGAACGGATATTATAGAAATGAAACAGAACTTAAAGCCTATGTAGATATGACTGTGGACAGTGGTATTGCAGAAGATGTTTATTATAGATATTCTCAATATATTCCATTACCACAAAATACAGATTATCTTACTTTATGGGTGAGAAGAATAGGAAATGTTTATAATATTTCTTTGATAAATTTAGGTAGCGTAATTCCTACCGCAACAAATTAATAATAACAATAAATAGAAAGTAGGTGAGAGGATAATATGTTTTCTTTCTTAAGGTACAATTTCGTACAAGACGGTAACAGCCTAGATATTGCACCTACCAGTGTAAATAATGTAACAACAGTTCAAGTTCAGAACGGTATCTTTGACCATTTTCATTTAACTAGTAATGTAACTAGTGATTATTCACCTATTAAAAATACTGAATGGGCTTATCTTGATATTATTGTTGCTAATTTTGACGGTAATATCAATGGCGGTAATGTAGATTTCTTACTGCAATATTTGACCGCTATTAAAGTAAAACGTAGAATTAAAGGTACATTTAACTGGGTTACTTTAAAGACAGTTACAGTAAAAGCATTTGAAGATTTAAACTTTGCTTTTAATGATTATATAGCCGCTAATAATACAGATTATGAATATGCTTTAGTTCCTATATTGAACGGTGCTGAGGGCGATTATATTACCAATAGTATTACTTCTCAATTCAAGGGTGTATTCATTTGTGAAAAGGATAGTATATATAAATTCTACGCTGGGGTAGCATATGGTACTGGTAAACGTGTTAAGAAAATAGGAGTGTTTGAGCCTTATGGTAGTAAATATCCAGTAATTGTTGCTAATGCTAAGACGAATTATTATAGTAATAGTATTAGTTTTACTGTTTTACCTTTAGATTATGAAAAAAATAGAATAATGGATAGATATGAAATCAATAAATTAACAGAGGAAATACTAAATTATATCACAGACAATAAAGCGAAAATTATAAAGGACTGGAATGGAAATATTTTCTTAATTTATCCAAGTTCAGAACCAAACATTACATATGATAATAACTGGGGTATGGGAAAAGTAGATATTTCCTTTGATTACGTTGAGGTTGGTGACGCAAATAACGAAAAAGACCTTATGGAATTTGGATTAGTAGAACCAGTAGTAAGTGGAGTTTCTACTACTGGAACGTAAGGGAGGATAAATTATGCCATTAAATATAACGCAGAATTTATACAATATCGCAAAACAACGAATGAGAGAACGTCAAATAAAGATAAATCTGCTCAATTATGAGTATCAGACCGTAAATGAAATACAGGGTTATGTTATCAGTGGTAATATAAATTGTGATAGTAACAATGACCAAAGGCGTTCATGTAGTGTTACTTTAGCACTGAAAGATACCGCTGATTTTGAGATAAAATCTGGTGGAAGAATATGGTTGGATAGATATGTTCAGATTTATATAGGTGAATATGATATACTTGCAAAAGACTGGGAATGGGTAAATTTAGGTATTTATCTTATCAATACCCCTACATGGAATTATGACGCTTCTACTAATTCATTATCATTTGAGGGACTTGACCTTATGGCAAGACTGAATGGTACAAGAAATGGTTATATTTCAGATATGCCAACAACGATTCCACAAGGTAGTAACGTAAGAAACGCTATGATTAGTGTGTTAAAGTTAGTAGGAGTAACTAAATATGTCCTTGAAGAATTGCCATATGCTTTACCTTATGATATACAAGTAGACGTTGGTGATAGTGTTTATTCATTACTTTCTCAATTAAGAGATGTAGATGCAACTATGGAAATTTTCTTTGATGTAAACGGAGTATTTAGGTATCAAAAGATTCCAAGTGGACATAATGAACCGTCTTTATTGGATGACGATGTATGGGATAATATTGTAACATCAGAAAGTATTACGTCTGATTTTGAAAGCGTTAAAAATGTAGTAAGAGTATTTGGAAAATCAATCGACCCAACATATTATCCAAGTAATATAACTCAGAGTGGAAATACTTATACTCTTACTATTGCAGATTATCCAACAACTTTTGATGCAGATACAAGTTTCACAGTAGGTTGGACGGCTACTACAGCAGTTGCAAGTCCTTATATTAAAGTGAATGATAACAGCGCATTACCTTTGGTTAATGAGGACGGAACAGCGGCGGTACTAGACCGTAACAACCAGTATTACGTTGCCAGATACCAGAATGGTAAGTTTATATACCTAGGCTATCAACAGATATACGGTGAAGCTAAAGACGATAATCCACAAAGCCCTTATTATGTAGGGGGTACAATAGGTGAGATAGCAATTCCTTTGTCTGGGGGTGAATATGATAATATATATACTAATGATTTAGCAAGACAACGTGCTAAATATGAATTATATTTACGAACCAGAATGAATGACAGTGTAAGTTTGACATGTGTCCCTATATGGTGGCTTGACGTAAATATAGTTGTTTCATACACACCTAAAGATTCTACAGTTCCAAAACAGTATCTTGTAAAAAGTTTTAGTGCTGATATGCAAGAAAGTGGTTCAATGAATATAAGTATGATTGCTTATTATCCAGAATACGAAAGTTTCTAAATAAGTGGAAATATTTCAAAATAACTATTGACACAAGGCGTAAAGTATGGTAAGATATAATTAAGTTAAGGAAAGGAAATAAAAGATATATGTTCTCCTTATAAATTGTATACATTGTTGTTCGTATCCATGTGCGAAAAATCCACAACGTTCCTTTTCTTAACTGGATTTTCATTATCATTTACTTGCCATAGTGATAATGAAATTAATTCAGCTAAAGTTGAAATAAGGCTACCGCAATCCCATTGGCTTTAGACAATGGGTAGTTCACAAAAGCCTGTGATGGTGACAATTCAAACTAACCTATGATTAGATAGGTAGTTAGTCACAAAAAGCTGAACCCTTTTATGTGCGAGAGATAAAAGGTGAATGGTGACGTAATGCTTGGAAAAAAGAACTAAGCATATTTTTCTTATTTTCATTAAACCTCCTGTAATACGTTTTTGGTAGCAAGAAAGAGTGTTTCTTAATAGATTCACTCTTTTTTGTTGTAATAAAATAAAGAATAATATATAATAATATTTAGATTACATAGAAAGGAAGTGTGATTTATGAGTGAACGTTACCCTCAATTTCCGAGTACGACTTTTCCTAATCAAGTACAAACATTTACAACTTTTTTGGATATTACGGCTTCTGACGCACAATTAATTCAGCAATATCAGACAGCTATTCAGTCTAATGATTATGAAACCGCACAAAATATATTTGCACAAATTCCAAACGGTAATCAAAAGATTATCAATGCTCAAAAATTAAATACGATTATCAATACTTGTGAAGCGTTGGAAAATTTTTATAAAACTGATGTGCAACCTTATGTAGAGGGCAAGCAAATTGAATGGCAGAATATCATCAATTTATTTGGCTATAAGGGAATATATAACCCTACTATAACCTATTCTAAGAATAACTTTGTAACATACACCTATAACGGTGTAAATTATGTGTATATTGCTGTTACTAATCCACCTTTGGGAACAGATCCCACAAATACAACTTATTGGCGAGTGCTTTCTATTCGTGGTGAAAAAGGTGATTCTGGTGAGGGATTGTCTTTCTTAGGAGAATGGGATAGTACAGTACATTACACCACACAGAACGTAGTAACATACGGTAACTATGTGTGGGCTTGTATTGAAGCTAATAATAACCAAGCACCTTTTGAGGGTTCGCAATACTGGGTTAATATTGGTTCTGTTAGACCTAGAGAAATTCCAGTACAAGGGGGAACGCCAAGTCAACAAGAAACTGGTGATTTATGGTTTAGAATTGTGAACTAAGAAAGGAAAAAAATATGGCAAGTTTTGAAGTCAGACGTTGGCAAGACTTATCATTAAGTAATAGAAACTTAATGCAACAGTTTTCTCAATATTTTAGAAAGGGTTATTTTAGTCAAGCATTAGCGTTAATTATGAACAATGATGACATTGATTCTGAAACGGTTATGCCAATATGTTTCAATATGATTCATACGGCTCTTGAATATTTACAGAATTTATATTACAATGCAGTAGAGGTTAAACTTGCAGAAGATGAACAATTATTCCAGACAATGCTTAATAATTACATAAATAAGAAAGAATATCAAGCTGATATACAATATGAAATGTATAACTTTGTTGTTTATGACAAACAAGTTTATATGTGTTTAAAACAATCAACTGGAAATCTGCCTACTGATATGGAATACTGGGTGTTGATTGGCTTAAAAGGTGAGGTTGGTGCGACAAGTATTGACGTTCAGTTAAAAGATGTTTGGGATAAAACAGTAAATTATGCTATTAATGACGTTGTTACTTATGAAAATGTAATGTATATTGCTTTAAAAGCGAATACAAATGTTCAACCAGATACCACACCTAGCACATGGCAGGTATTTATGAAGTTTCCAAAAGCAAGAGTTATTGTATCTGAAACAGAACCAACTGACGAACAATTAGAAGTTGGTGGTCAATGGTGGAAAATTTTATCTATCGAAGTTTAATAAAGAAAGTTGGTGAAAATATGGCAAGTTATAACATAGAAATGAATGTAAAAACTGATACTGGATATGACCAATTATATCCTCAGACTAAAATAAAAAATGTAGAAAATGGTGCTTTTAAATCTGTAAGTGTGCAAGTAAATGCTCCTAGTGCAGATTGGCAAGGTGATAATGCACCATATACATTAACTTTAACAGTAAATGGTGTTACGGCTGAGAATAATATTGAGGTTGGTTTAGCTTCAAATGCAACCTTAGACCAAATTAAACTATCCATGAAATGTATCATTCAGTGTACAGCACAAGCAGAAAATCAGATTACTCTTACAGCTTATAAGAATAAGCCAACGGAAGATTTACCCATCCAAGTGCTGATTATTGGATAAGTTTTATTAACAAAAAGAGGTGATTTTATGTCAATTATGAATAGATTTCCTACTGGTGGTGGTAGTTCTGATATTGCAACTGCTGAACCAAATAATGTATTAAAAGGATATACATTCGTAGGAAAAGATAGTGACGATATACAAACTGGCACATTGGAACTGACTGGAAACGCTATAGAAAGTCATGTTATCAAAGGTGCTACGTTTTATAATACAGACGCTAAAATTAAGGTTACTGGCACAATGGAAGTTGGTAATGTAAGTAATTTAAACTTAGCTGTTTCTATTGGTAGAAATATTACTGTTACTTGGTCTAACCCTATACAAACTACTGGTAGACCTTATAGTGGTGTATATGTTAAATATAGCACAAGTGGAAATCCTGGGACTGGTGGTACTCAGATTTATAAAGGTACTGGAAATAATACTACAAGTGGTGGTAGAAGTAGTGTTACTTTGGGGTTTCCTAATCTTGGAACTAGGTATTACATAAGTGTGTATAGTTATTGTGTGACAAGTAATGGGGAATTGATAGGAACACCAATACAAGGTAATATTGTAAGTGGTAGTACATATACACAGACGATTACAAGTAGTACAAATGTAACTGTACCAAGTGGATATAGTCAAGTTGATATATTTTGTGTTGGTGGTGGTGGCGGTGGTGGGCATGGAGAAAGTCGAGATAGAAATTCAACTTATGGTGGCGGTGGTGGCGGTGGTGGCTACACTAAAACTGCTTCTAATGTTAGTGTATCTTCTGGACAAACTTTAGTATGCTCTATTGGTGGCGGTGGCGGCGCTAATGGGGGTACTGGTGGCACTACTTCTGTAACAAGAAGCGGAACTACATTATGTACTGCTTCTGGTGGATATGGCGGTGACGGTGAAACTACTTCACCATATTATCGTGCTAGTTGTGGCGGTAGTGGCGGTGGAGTAGGTGGTTCAGCGTATGGATATACTTATGGAAATAATGGCGGTAGTAATGGTGGCAATGGTGGTAATAGTCCTGGTGTCACAAATAGTCAAGGATTAGGTCAAGGAACAACAACTCGCCCATTTGGTGAAAGTTCTGGTACTGTTTATTCTGGCGGTGGTGGTTCTGGTGGACAAGGATTAGGTGCTTTAACACCGGGTAACTGGGGTGGCTCTGGTGGTTCTATAGGTGGCGGTCATGGTGGTAATGGTACCTATAGAAGTGGAGGTTCTTCTAGTGAACCAGATTACATTTTCGCTAGTGCGGGCGGCAATGGTTCTGCTAATACTGGTGGTGGAGCAGGTGGTGGCGGTGGTGGCTATGCTTATAGTGGTAGGGACGGTGGTACTGGTGGTTCTGGAATTATCCTTATCCGTTTCAAATAAAGAAAGGAGTATCATATGGCTATAATTAATAATTTTATATCTGGTGGCGTTGATACTTCTGAATTGACTGCAACCAAATCAGAAGTTATGAAAGGTTATATCTTTCTTGGTTTAGGTTCTGATGATGAACAAACTGGAACCCTTGAATTAACTGGTAACGCCAATGTAAATCAAGTATTAACTGGTACAACTTTTTATACCACTAATCCACAAGCCCAACAAACTGGCACTTTAACAGTGAATAGTATTTTCGCTTATTAATATAGAATGAAAGGATAGAAATGATATGATTGTACATCAAGTTTTTGCTATTGTACATGAGGAAACTGTACAGAATATTATTGTATGCGACAATTATGAACTTGCTAATCAGATTGCAAGAGGTACTTACGGCAATGAAGCTATCGCAGTAGACTGTTTACAATACCCTTGTTTTATAGGTTGCAAATATAAAAACGGCAAGTTTTATGACTTAGAAGATAATGAAATTGCTTACGTTCCAACACAAGAACAGCAAGTTGCGACTTTACAACAAATTAATAAGACCCTTTATAAAACAGCTAAATTATCAGCACAGAATTTCACAGACGAACAAGCCGTAGAAGTTCCAGAACTCTATCCAGTATGGACTGAGGGCGTTGAATATAAAGAGGGAGATAGGGTTACTAACGAGTACGGTGAGTTATACAAGGCTGTAGTAACTCATGTGTCCAATTCTAAGGATAAAGAGGAAATTGGTGAGGAAACGGCTGTTACTAATTCATTTGAGAATGATGATAATGGAATTATGTTGACAAGTGTTGAAGATGAAATTCCAACTACAAGTAAATGGATAAAATTATCATAAAGTGATTAAAATTCGCTTGACAAATAAGGTGACAAGTAGTATTATAAATAAAGAACAATTCATATAGAAAGTTTACAGACTTACTGTTTTAAATGAAAAATAAAGTGCTATAAAAATTGTTCTAAAACTATTTTAAAAATTATGTATTTCTGTATATTAACCTTAAAGGAGGTAATTATTATGGCAGTAGCAACTGGAAAGCATGCAGATTATAGAACCAAGGAACAGATGGCAAATGATTTAGCACAGACTAAAAGACCAAAGGGCGCACAGGATACAACCTATGTAACAACTGGCCCTGCAACTGGTAAAACAGATGAACGTGTAAGACCTCAGACCCAAAGACCTGTTAAGGATTGATAATTAAATAAATATATTACAATGGAGAGGAATTAATAATAGTTCCTCTCTTTTTGTTATCATAAATTAGAAAGAGGTTCATAAATGAGAACAGTAAACAAAGTTGGTGGTGCTAACGGACTTTCCTATACTGAATTTTATGGAATTTCCACAGACATTAAACCTACTGATGATACAATCCCTAATGGCAGTGTGTTTTATGAAATAGACCATAATATGCAAGAATACCGTTGGGATAAAGAAAATTCCATATGGCGAAAAATTAGTTCTGTTACTTCTGTTACAACGGGTGGTGGAACGACTGCTACTGGTGATTACTTGCCTTTATCTGGTGGTACTATGCAAGGTGCTATAAATATGTCTGGTTATCAAGTTGAAAACGCAAGTGAATTGACATTAGGTGAAACTGGATATGTTGGTATCATTCCTCACGAAATTACAAGTGAAATTGATAACGGAACTACTGTTGAATTATCTAATCCTAAGACAAAGAAAGATATTAAACTTAGGGGAATTGATACACCAACAAACGATAATGATACTGTAAATAAGAAATATGCTGATAATATAAAAGAATATGGGATTGAGCATAGTCCAGTTTTGGACAGTGGTCAAGAAGAATTTGTTTTAGGTCAAAATGATTTGGCTTATGTGTTTAAAAATTCCATGGTAATGGATAGTGGGGATAGATTTTATTTTGCTGACCCAGTATCATTAACTGATGGTAGATTAGTTCCTTTTATAACTTCTGCTATGACTGGTGAGGAATATCATTTACTGGTTGGTACTTATCCTAAAGGCGTACAAGATGGGACACTTGCCCCAGTTCAGATAGATGGTGTTGCTGAACCTACTGGTGATAATATGGCTGCTAATAAGAAATATGTTGACGATTCCATAAATTCTGTTACAAAAAATCAAGTCACTATTCAAAAAGCAGATAACGCCAATATGCGTATTAATCTTACTGTAAATGGTGATGAAGCAAGTGGTGTATTGGATTTAACTGATAAAAATGGCAATCCAGTTATTGTTAGAGGTGTAGATACCCCCGTCCAAGATACTGACGCTGTTAATAAAAAGTATTTTGAAACTCATTTGCCAAGCGATTTTGTTCCGAATAAAGATTTGGATATGAAGCAGTATAAGCTAATCAATACTTCTGCTGTAGAGATTTATGGTGGAATTAATGATAGTGCGAACAATACTTATTTTATCAGAGAAACTTCACAAGCTTCTATCAATACTGATACAAAGATTCCAGAATATGTAAAAGTTATTACTGGCGTTCATACTGGTGATATAAACCAAGATGTGATTTTAAGAGGTATTAGGGCAGGACAACAGAAAAATGATGCGGTAAATTATGGTCAATTCAAAACATTAGCGGATTCTTTTGAAAGATGCCAGCATGACGTTAAAAGTCTGAACGCTTGGAAAATGACTTTTGACGAAAATCAAGTAACCAATACTGTAAATTCTATCATTAAATATACAGATGTTGCTTATGAATTGACAATCGCAAGTGGCGAGGAGCAATGGTATAGTTATGATTTAGCAATGCAAAGTGGTTACACTCCAATATCTGCTACTTTGGTTATTGATGATACTAACCCGTTTGTAGGTCATTGTTCTTTGGATATTACACCAGACGGTACTTACAATGCTTTAATTTATCTTAAATCCCAAGGTGACGATAAGACTTGCAACTGTAAAGTAAGACTTGTGTGGATAAAAAATCAGTAAAAATATAAGTGTATCTATTGACTTTTAGAAAGCTATGTGCTATTATCGTAAGTAGAAGCATATAGCTTTCTAAATTTATATGAAAGGGAAATGGAATAATGGCTAATAAAACAGCAAAAGGTTTAGTGGAATTTGCCAAAAGTAAAATAGGCGTTCATTATGTTTATGGTGCTAAAGGTGAGATTCTTACTAAGACTAAGATTTATTCATGGGCTAGGCAATATCCAAATATTTACACACAAGCTTATATTAATAAGGCTTTACAATGGGTAGGTGAAGAAGCTGTTGACTGTTCTGGACTAATTTCATGGTATACTGGTATCATTCGTGGTTCTGGACAGTTTGAACAGACTGGTAACAGCAAAATCCCACCGTCTAAATTAACAGATGATAAACTGGGTTACGCAGTGTGGAAACAAGGTCATATCGGCATTGTACTTGACCGTAACCATGTAATCGAAGCAAAAGGTATCAATTACGGGGTTATCCAGAGTAACTTAAATTCGACACCATGGAAAAAAGCATTTAAGATTAAAGATATTATATATGATAATACCGTTACTGAATATAAAAACGGTTTCTTTAAGGTAAACGGCTCATGGAGATATTATAGAAATGGAATTATTGTAGTGAACTCATGGGTTAATGATAATAACCGTTGGTATGTTGTTGATGGTGAAGGAAAATTAATCACAAATCAGTGGTTCTATGAAGATGGAAAATGGTATTATTTGTCTGGTGATGGTGGTATGATTTCTAATCAGTGGCTTGAATATAAGGGTAATTGGTATTACTTTGATGGAGTAGGAGTATGTTTAACTAACACTTGGTATAAGTATCACGATAAATGGTATTACTTAGATGATACTGGTGCTATGAAAAAAGGATTATTAGAAGATAATGGTAGTTGGTATTATCTTGATGAAAACGGTGTTATGGTATCAGATGTTAATATTAAATTTAGCGCAAGTGATGATGGAAGTCTTAAATTTAGTGGACTTACTAATAAAGAAGATTAAGATAAAAAGCGAAGGGAAAATAAAAATATGAGTACAGTTTCTATTATTTTATCGGCAATTTCTATTTTAAGTTTAATATTTGCATTTATTTTACTTGTAATTATATTTATGATTAGTTCTTTTAAACGTAATTATGACTATGCTGTTATACTTGCAAAGGCTGTTACTTATTTATCAGTATTTGCTACGGTGACAATGCTTATAGCTGTTTCTATTAAATAAGGCGAGAACACTCGTTACTTTAGTGGTGTGAGGTTCAATAAATAAAGGTTTAAATGAGAAATAACTTTTGAGTATGTTATCAATCGTTGGTTTAATGCTCTTAGCAGTGGCAGTGATACTTATATTTTTCTTAATTGTAATATTTATTGCTTTTATAGTAGACCTTGGTTTAAATGAACCACAGGCTTTGTTATCTATAATAGGAATTATATTAATAATGATTGTTTTACTTGTACTAATTTTTAAATTTTGTTAAATTATTAAGAGGGCTTAAACAGCCCTCTTTTTTATTATACAGAATGTCATAATTAAATTACATGGTATCAGTTAGTAACAAAGAGTTAGGAAGATTACGACATTAAAAACGATAACTTGATTAACAAAATAAAAGAGGGGTGTTAACCCCTCTTTACTTATTCGTATCTATTCGGTTTTTTCGTCTACTTCTGGATTACCGATTTCTGCAATAACTTTATTTAAACAACCCCCTACATTCTCAATACATTCCATTGTAAGTTTAGTGAACAAGTATAAAAATCTTGTTTCGTTATCTGTAATAAGTTCTGGTTTTTTCACAAAGTCATTAAAATTAATGCCATATCGAGTTTGAAAGACTTTTACAATCAAATCTGCGTTTTTAAGTGTTTCTTTGAGGAGTCCTTTAACAAGCATAATCTGCTCAATAGAATTTGTAATGTTTTCTTTTGAAATAGTTGTAGTTTTTGGTTTGGGTTCTTTTTCTTTTGTTTCTGAATAATAATAACGTGTAAATAATTCCCAGTCATTGCTTAATAAACTTTCTTTACTAGGAGTATAACTAATATCAGCTTTTTTAAAAAGCGGCTCACCATAAAACCATCTAAAGCTAACTGGGTCAATTAAATTTTCCCAACTTTTTCTACGAATATAAACTTTACCACAAGCATCTAAAGTTTTCTGTTTTTCTTCTGCTTTCTTGATTGTTTCTAAAAGTGTCATAATGTTTTTCTCCTTTATTTTTTATTTGTCAATAAAATTAATAAAACAAATTCAATTAAGAACCAAATTGAATAAAGAATTGCATAATCTATTTTTTCTGCCCATATAGCTATATTAACCATTATCAATAAGATAATGAAAACAATTAAATTAAGATAAGTAAAAATTTTTTTCATTGTTGTTCTCCTTTTTATAAAATTTACTTAATTCCGCTACTACCAAAACCACCTCTTGATTTTCCGTCTAAATGGTCTACTTTTTCAAAAATAATAGTAGGCTGTTTTTTTACAATACGGAACTGACAAATACGGTCATTAAAGTCGATATGTGTATCTCTGGTTGCGTATACTGGATATTTCCACACATCTGTATCACCAGAATAGGAATTGTCGATTATCAGTTTTGTTATCTTATAGGCTTTTTATCCTATAATTCTTATACTTTATCATTGTATAAGCTCGGCGTACATTTTCTTTATACTTGAAATATTCAAGTGCCAGAAAAGTCGGATACTCTTGGACAGATTATATTTATTCACTGTCTACGCTCTACGGTGTTAAATAGCCTTGCGTAATCTATTTACTTACCTCGGTATTATCCTTTTTATTTGATGGACTTCACCGATTTTACCCGATAATAATTCAAAAAGTTACTGGCTTACTTTTTGAACGGCATAATTATAATAAATAACAATTTGTTTATTTCTTATTTCTTGTTTTGCTTCTATAGATTTTATCATATCTATAGCACGTTCATATTTTCTTGTTAATCTAAATTTTCCACAATCTGAATAAATTAATTTTAAAAAACAATAATTTGTAATTTTATCATTGCAAATTAGTTGTCCAAATTTTCCTCCGTTGTATTTTTTAGATTTTGCTTCATTAAGTCCACAAAAAATATTTTTGCTTTCAAGAAATTCTTTTAACAAAACTAAATTCCTATAATATCCCACAATAGAACAAGAATATAATTTATCTCTTATTACAATACTTCCATCACCGTCAAAATACCCTCTAATAAAATGAGGAAATAATTCTTTAGAAATATTAGGAATTACACATTTATAAGTTTTTGCATAATCAATTCCTAACGCTCTAATATCATCTACAATTTTTTGACTGCTAATTTCCAAAGAAACATAATGTTTCGTTGCTGTTCTTTCTTCTAATTTAATAGGCTTATTTGTATCAAGTTCTTTTTTGAATAATTCTAATATTTCTTTATCATTTTCTTGAATACAAATTCTTAATATATCTTGTTTTTCTTGCTTTGGTTTATAAATACAACCATCTGTGGCAATAAATCCTAAAAGATATGCTTTTTGTGGTGTATCAATATTTTCAAAGTAATTTTGGTTATTAAGATAATATATTCTTCTTTCTTTACCTAACAAACCATGTTGTGACCATACCTGAGATATTTTTGAAGATGAAACATTATATTTTTTACTTAATTGAACCGAAGTATGAGTATGATATTTACTAATAATTTCTTGTATTTGTTTTTCGTTTAATACAGGAGGAATCTTATAATCATAACCTATTTTATTGGCATAATTAATAATAGTTTTGTCAGAAACATTATAATATTTTCCCATCTTTTTTGAAGATTTTAATTCTTTATATTTTTGAATAAATTCTTTTTTGCTAGGGTTGAATATTTTTACTTTTGAAATATTGTTTCTTCGCCAAATACCCCGTATTGTAGTAGGTGGTAAATTAAGTTCTTTACTTAATTCTGTAGAAGTTTTGTTAAAAGCTTGTTCTATTATATATTTCTTTGTTTCTTCTGATAAACGTCTTATTTTCATAGATTCCTTTCTTTAAAAACAAAGAAATAAAAAAATAAACAAATTTTATTTATTATTTACATACCAATATGGTTAGTCTGAATGATACCATAATTTTTAAACGTGCTACTTCTTGGAACAATATGGGCTTCATAGCCATCTGGAAGTTTCATACTCACACCAAGAGAAATAAGTTTAAATTCACCAGTTTTCAAGTCAATTCCATTAGGTTCAGCACATCTTAAATCAATCCAATCTGAATTTGCACCGTTGATATTTTCAAGAGGTGTGATAGGTTCATGGTATTTGATTTTGATTGTTTCGCTATCTGTATTGTTTGTTACGTTTTTCTCTGTGGTGGCTAATTTAAGTAATTCCTCTGGTAAATAATAACAATAATAACGTTTTTCTTTTTCGTTGTCAAAACAAACACAATAAGGTAAATCTTCATCTTCTATGTCTGTACCAATGATTTTACCTTTTGAGTTTAATATTCTTTCTGGATGATAAATACCACATATTTCTAATTTCCTAAATAAATCAGGTAATTTTTCAAGAACAACAACATCATTCTTTTTGAATTTTAATTCATTTCTTTTCATATTTAATCTCCTTTAATATATTTTGTATTGCTTTGTACGTTAATCATAATACTTTTTATAGTAAAAGTCAATGGTTTTTATAAAATTATGTGTTAGATTTTTGTATAAAAAATGTTAAATATTCAGACTATTTAAAATGAAATTTCTATTGATTTTATATAGGAAGTGTTGTATAATTTCTATATAAGAAAGGTGGTGAACGTATGAAAACTGGTACAGAAAATTATAGTAAAGTGAAAGAGTTAAGTTTAGGAGATATTGGCGTAATATTATTATATAAAAATAATATACCAAAGGAGAATAAAAATGTACAAAGATAAAGAAAAAAGACTTCAATATTCTAGACAATGGGGTAAAGATAGTAGAAAATTTGCTTTAGAACACCATTTATGTACACGCTGTTTTAAAGAACGTACTTATGGTGATGAACGAATGTGCTTATTATGCAAAGCAAAAGCATATGAACGTAGACAAAAAAGAAAAGAATTAATGTCGGAGGAAGAATATAAAGAGTTTAAGTTAAAATATCGTGACAAAGATTTAGAACAAAAGAGAAAGGTTAAATTAGAAAGAAAAGAAAAAGGTTTATGCGTAGAATGTGGTAAAAGAAAAGCTATGAACAATAGAGTGCGCTGTGGTATTTGTCTTGTTAAAGATAGGGAAAGACATAATTTAAAGAACGCTGAATTAAAAGACCCAACTAAAAATAGACAATATAGATTAGAAAATCATTTGTGTTATACTTGTGGTACATCTTTAGATAAAGATAGTAAAAGTACGGTATGCGATAAGTGCCATAAAATTTTTAGTGATGGTGCTAAAAAAACTAATGATATTATAAAAATAAAATATCCTAATATGAATCATAAGTTATTTATTAAATAATAGAAAAGGAGATAATAAAAGTAACTTTTAAAAAAACTTGATTTAACAATACTCGTAAAAATATATTAAAGGAGAAATAAAATGAAAGTTGAAAAAACTAAACCTATAAATGTAGAGTTGATGACAGGAAATAAAAAAGGAGAAAATAAAATGGAAATTACAGAAAAAGAATTGTGTGAGTATTGTAGTAAGATACCAAACAATAAATGTAATATTACTTGCAAATACTATAAGACTTGTAGGTGCTTTATAGTAGAAAAAGGAGGAATGGTACCAGATTATTATACTTTTGATGGAGTGTATACTGGTGAAAATTCTAATAGAATTTGGGAAGTTAAAGATAATATAGAAGAGAAGGAGAAAGATAGTATGTTACCAAAAAATGTTAAAATTACAAACAAAAACGAGGATAATATAGTGTATGTAAATGATTGCTCAAAATATCCAATTAAGAGTGATGAAGAATATGTTTGTATTTTTGACGGTAATGTAATCAATAATAATTTTGTAAATATTAATATTTATGGAATTATAATAGATATAAACGAAAAGAATATTGTTGTTTATAATAAAGAAAACAAAAATATTAGTATAGTAGATAGAAAAAGTATTAAATGTTTTTTACCTAAAGAAGAATATAATTTAATACGTGGTAGAGATTAGTAACAAAGAGTATAAGGAGTTTGGTTATGGGACTTGATATAATAGCGTATTTAGTATTTTGATTGAAAATTTGGACAAAGAAAGGAAATAAAAAATAAGTAACAAATAACCCTCCGGCAATAAGTCGGAGGGTTTTGTTTTTATATTATATTGCTTCTAATTTTGTTTTAATTTGAAAATTTGCTTTGTCTATAAATGTATTTAAGTTTTTCATTTCAGGATTTTCGTTTAAAAATTTGCTCAATTCTTTTAAATTATCAATAACAAGATTATAACGGTAAGTTTTATTTGTTGAGTTGTTTGTCACAGACAGCATAAAATTAATCACTTCCTTTCAAATCTCAAATCAAATTCTGATATGGTTACTAACCAGTATAACCATGGTAACAAGCGTTTAATTAGTTCGGCTGATAAAGTGTTAGGGTGTGAGATAAGAGGGTTTGTTTTGCATCTATTACTCGTTGGTTAGAACTTCCTCTATAGTATAAATTACTATCTTTTTTATCATATTCAAATCTTCCATCTACAAAAACATCACAAGAAGCTACTAATTCATATCTTAAGTAATCAATTTCATTATAAGAAAATGCTTCATAAATTTCTTCCCAAGTATAACCAGACCACAACCATATTTTTTTACCAAGTTTATGTGTTCTTTTACATAAATGAATAAGTTGTTTTAATCCTTCTTTGTTTTGGCATAAAGGATCTCCGCCTAATATTTCAAGACTATAAATATAATCTTTATCAAGTAATGATAAAATAACATTTTCAGTGTCAGAAGTATATGGTTTGCCATAATTAAAATCTTGTTGCTCTTTGTTGAAGCATTGAGGGCAAGCGAATTTGCATCCGCTTACCCATAAACTTACTGAAAAATTTGGTGAATTACTTATATCCATTTCTCTTATTTGAGCATAATTCATAATTATTTCTCCTGTTCTTCTTCGTATAAGTGATTATCAATATGAACATATCTTTCTTTTATTTCTTGTGTACGACCTTGATTCCAGTAATTATTTCCTATATATCCGCACGTTCTCCGACTTACCCTCATTTTATCATGATCTTTATTACCACAAATAGGGCATTGCCAATCAAGAGTACCGTTTTCATCTATAATTTTCATTTCCACTTCGCTACCACATGCTTGGCAATAATCAGATTTAATATTCAATTCAGCATACATAATATTTTCATACATAAATTGTAAAATCTGTAATACTGCTTCAATATTATGGGAAAGATTAGCACTTTCACAATAACTAATCATACCTCCGGGGCTTAATTTCTGAAATTCACTTTCAATCTTTAATTTTTCAAAAGGATTTATTTCTTCAAATACTGGGATATGATAGCTGTTTGTAATATAATTTCTATCAGTAATTCCTTTAATTTCACCAAAATCTCTTTTTAAGGCTTTAGCTAATTTATAAGTGGTTGCTTCTAAAGGAGTACCATATAAACTATATGAAATGTTTTCATTTTCTTTCCATTTGTTACACTTTTCGTTTAAGAATTTCATTACTTTTATTCCAAATTCTTTACCAACGCCATTATCAAAATGTGAATGACCTGTCATATATTTTACACATTCATAAAGTCCTGCGTAACCTAATGATACAGTAGCGTAACCACCAAACATCAAATCTCCTATCTTTTGGTCTGAATTTAATCTGCCAAATGCACCGTATTTCCATAAAATAGGAGCAACATTTACAGAAGTTTCTTTTATTCTATCTACGGAAATTTTTAATGCTTTATGACAAAGTTCAGTATATTTATCTAATTCTTCCCAGAATTTTTCAAAATTACCATTAGACATTAACGCAATATAAGGTAATGAAATAGTGCAAACACCACAATTATATCTACCATAATACTTAGAATTACCAAAATTATCAATGAAAGGTGTTAAGAAACTTCTACATCCCATGCATGGATACACATTGCCTTTACCATTTTTATCAATCTTTTGTTCCAACATGACTTTTTCGCTTATGTAGTCTGGAACCATTCTTTTAGCTGTACATTGAGCCGCTAATTTAGTAAGCCACCAGTATTCGCTATCCTCTGTAATATTTTTCTTTTCAAGACAATAAATTAATTTAGGGAACGCTTGCGTAACATAATGTCCCGTTTCATCTTTCATACCTTTAATTCTTTGTAATAAGAACTCTTTAATTAGCATTGCTATTTCCTTCGTGTATTCTGGATTTTCACTTAGATACATAAATACTGTGATAAAAGGTGCTTGACCATTAGTATTAGTCATGCTATTAATTTGATAATTAAATGTTTGTACAGCGTCTTGAATTTCTTTCTCTAAATCTTCTTGAGCAAATTGTAAAACTTGTTCACAAGATAAGTTTCTCTTTTTATATTTTTCAATATAATAATTATAACTATCTCTTACAAACGGTGCTAAATGAGTTAAAGTAATTGTACAACCTCCATATTGACTACTGCTAACTGCTGTAATAATTTGAGTGCAGATTGTAGTTGCTGTTAATAAACGGTGAGGTTTTTCGATACTAACTCCATTAATAACAGTACCATTTTGTAACATATCTTCAAGATTAATTAGGCAACAATTCGTCAAAGTCCTTTGAGCCATATAATCCATATCATGTTTATGAATGATACCTTTGTCATGTGCCTTAATAATATCTTTAGGAAAAATAAAACGTCTTGCAATATCTGTACTTGTGATGCCTGCAATATAATCTCTTTGTACAGTAATTATTTTAGCGTTTTTATTTGAATTTTCTGTATTCCAATAATCAGAATTTCCTTCAAGTAATTCTTTAATATCCTTATCTGTGGTATTGCTTTCTCTCACCAGTTCTCTTTTATATCTGTATCTGATATATGCTCTAGCAACTTGTTTTTCACCACTATCCATAAGTAAATCTTCAACTTTATTTTGGATTTCTTCTACAGACATTTCATCTTTTAATTCTTTGTATTCAGTTTCAATTTCATCTGCAACATAATCACAAATAGAATTACCTTTATTATTGATTCCATTTTTAACTTCTATCCATGCTTTTTTTACAGCTTCTCTTATTTTACTTTTTTCAAACTTTACTTTTTGACCGTTTCGTTTAATTACCATTTTACAAAGACCTCACTTTCTATTTTGCAATAGGTTATCAAGCATTACAACCATGCTAACACCTATTTAATCTACTTATACGATAACTTTATCATTTGTGAATTTGAAACGCTTATACTAAGTATTACTATAAAACTAAAAACGTGCCTAACCGGATTTTCAAACAAAACCACTAGATTTAGGCACGTTTTTATTATAGCATACTATATGTTGAATTGTCAAGGTTTATTATTGATTTTCTTTCTCTTTTCTGCGATAGCTTCATCCTCTGAAAGTTTAATGAAATTTAATGGTAATCTGCCTTTAACTTTTGCAATGCCTTTAATATTTAACCACGCTTTTGCTATATAATTATTTAAAGACAAGTTATCTTGATTGAGTTTTCTTAAATATTCGTTATCACAGTATATATAGTTATCACTTTCACTATATACTTCGTAATATTCCCCCTTACACCAAACTAGCGTAAGGGGTTTTTGTTCATCTTCATAAATATCACAGAATGTTTTAATATAATATTTCATAACAGTTCTTCAACCTTTCTAACAAGGACGATTTTACAAACAGCAAGTGTGTTTGTATCATAGCAACTGTAAATCTGGTTCCAAACATTTTCATTGTTTTCAAATTTTTCGTTCCAAAAATCTTTAGCAATCTGTTTTGTTGAAAAAAGTTTAACATTGTGTAAACATACATCTTCTGTTCTTTTTCTAAAGAAATAATTATATTCGTTACTACTTTTTTTACTTCCGTCTTTTCTTGACCAAATATTAGAAGTCATTTCTTCTGTAAGGTAATAAATTTTACCTTGTTTATCTTTAATAGTAATAGCATATGACCTTTCAAACATATTATCATTTCCTTTCAATTTAATCCCAATCATCAAAATCTAAATCTAAGCTATCATCTTCATCTTCGTAATCTTCTTCATCTTCCGTATCAGAAACGTCTGTACTGTCTGTTACTGAGTTGTAACCCTCTGAAATTTTCTTATAACCGTCAAGCAAAAAGTCTTTCAACTGTGTCTGTCTGTTTTCGTTTCCATCAATAGGTATACAACGATTAACAAGTCCAATATCAGCAATATGAGTTACTTCTTTACTTGCTCTTGAAACGCCAGTATAAAGCAAATTGTTGTTATAACTCTTTTCATGGCAAGTTTCCGTAAGCAAAATAATATGTGGACACTGTGAACCTTGATATTTATGAATAGTTCCACAATATCCAAGTACAAGATTCTGAGCCAAGGAATAATCAAATACCACCATATCCTCATTGAACTGAATTATAATATTGTTAAACTGGTCGATTTCGAGTATTTTTCCAATATCACCGTTAAATACCGCAATCGTTTTCGTGATAAGTGTAGTATCGTTATTACCCTCGTCTAACATTTCTTTGTAATCCTCATAAGTAGGAACGGAGTAATTATTCTTAGTGTTCATCACTATATCACCTTTTCTAAAAGTGATTGTTACTTTGCTGTACTGCCTTGTAACACTACGTTCATTTGCTTTAGATGGATTGATAGCCGATTGTATCATATTGTTAAGATTGTAAGTGCCAAGTTCTTTAACATTCCATGGGGTAATAACAGCAATATCAATAGGTTTAATACCTTTGTTGATTTTCTCTACATAAACATCTACAATCTGTTCTGGTGTACCATCAGCTTTGATTAAAGTGTAGTCTTTGTTAGCACCAAGAGTATTGATAAGTTTATCTGGGTTAAGTTGTGTTGTGTAAAGTTTTTTATCGTAAATATCTTTTGCTACTGCTGATAAGCCACCTTGCCCATAACGGAATACTTTGGTAAGTTTAATATTAGGAATAATATCAGCTTTAATAAAATCATTCATAACATTACCTAAAGCAATAGACGGTAGCTGATGTTCATCACCTAAAAGAACCAAACGTACTTTAGGGTTTGTACATGCTTTTATTACCATATTATAATGCTCTAGCCCCCACATGCTAATTTCGTCTCCTATGATTACATCAGAATCTATCTCGTTAGTTAAACATCTTTTATGGATTGTGTAAGCCATTTTATTAGTTTGTTCAGCTAATCTCTTAGAACTGCGACCAGTTGGAGCGAGAAGAGTATATGAAATTTCATTATCATCTAACATAGAAAGCAACGCCATTATACAAGAAGATTTGCCTGTGCCTCCGGAGCCAGTAAGCATTACTATTGACTTTTCACAGAATTGATGTAGTAATTCACTCTGTTCTTCTGTTAATTCGCCATCTTTAATCTTTTTATACTTTTCCCAAGGTAAATCCAACTCTTTATTATTCTTAATCTTATCCAAAATAAAATTAGCAATATTACTTTCTGCTATATATGTTTCTGCTTTTGCAATACGTTTACTTTCATCATCATACCAGATAAGCGGACTATTAACACAAATATCTTTGATATGTTTGATACAATCTTTGTCAATTTCAGCACAATACATAGCCATTGTATTTGCGTCCATATAAGTATTATTATCTTCTTCATTAAGATTAAGAATGTGTAATGCTAAATGTTCAATCCTATCATTTGTTTCTTTTAATTCTGGACGTATTTCCATAAGCATTTTATCCACTGTTGGAAAACTCCTATGTAAGTTGTCCATGAATACTTTATAAGGATATTTCTGAATGTTTTCATCTACATGCTCTACAGTACCGTAAAGGTTATCTAATTCTTGGCAATCCTTAATAGTCAGCTTGTACTGCTTGTTATTGGCTAGTATATAGTAGTATTTGAAACGTGTATTGATTTCTCTAATATAACAATTCATACGGTATTCTTTAATGTTTTTCAATTTAGATAAATCAATCTCATTTGCTTTACCATTGATAATCATGGAAATGAAATTAGGATAAACCGAAAGTAATGTATCAGCTTGCTTTTCTGTGGTGAATTTTGTAAGAATTTCCTTAGACTGTTCAACTGGCATATGGTCTAAGTCATTCATCATTTCATAGTCAGCAACTTTATCTACTGTGTACTGAACACCAAATCTAGGGTGAGTAGTTTCTTTAAGGTCTAAAGTATATTCTTCACCTTCATTAAGAAAAGGTAAATCACCAGAAATAGTAAAGTTACCATATTTGTTTAATACAATTTTATCTTCGTCTTTGTTGTCTGTTAAAATACAACCAAATGTACGGAAATTATTAGAAGCGTAAATTTGTCTAATAATTTTACATTTGACATTTTTAATAATGTTTTCCATAATGTTTTCTCCTTGTTTAAATTTGATAATATTATCTCAACTTTAGGAAAATTATAGCATAATTCAAGCATTTTGTCAATGGAAAATAAAGAAAAGAGAGAACTAAATCTCTCTTTTCCTTTTGATTTTTCTTAATTTCTTTGTAGTTTTAATGACCTTTTTCTTGCGATATGGATTACCATGTTCATTAGTAAAGTTTTCACATCTAGGGTTTTTTCTTGCTTCAAAAAAATTAAATGTGAATATACAAGTATCTAATTTATGGTTTTTATCGTAAATACAATAGTCACAATCCGAGCAATTTTCTTTTGGATAGATTGGCGGTCTACCTACTGGATTAGGCATTAGTTATCATCTCCTTCGTCCAATTTATCAATACGGTCAAATTGTAAATCTAAGCTACGGTCTGGGTTAATGTTGGTTACTTTGATTACACTGTGACGGTAAATAGAATTACGATATTTCTTTGCTACAAATTCGTCCTCACCTCTACGGTAGCCACTGATAATCAATATGTTTCCTCTTGATAACCAAGATTTATCTGCTTCGTATTCGTCTGTTTCCGCAATATCACGTTTATAATAAGCGTATTGTCCAGCGTTAAACTTAACAAGCACAACTTTTCCGTCAGTAGTCAATACATTTAATATATGTTTGTCATCAATTCTTGATAAAACGCAACACGCTATTTTAGACAAATCATAAATTCTCCAAGTACGTTTACCAGACTTGTCAGATTTTTCAATAAACTGTGGCTCTTGCGGTAAATCTTTGTAATCTTGAATATTATAAAAGTTTTTATCGATTCCCCATAACACATGTTTTTCTGGAAAATAAGATACAGTATCAAAATACCACATTTCTTGATTTTCAGTTTTAACAAGATTGAGATATTCATTCTGCCAATTTTTCTTATTAAATTCCTTTATAATATTCTCGTTATTCATTTCTTTTGATAACGCTTCAAGTTCTGGTTTTAATACTTTGTCTAAAGATTTATCTACTACAATAAGCATATCATTTTCATAGTAGTAATCTTTTTCCTCTGTAAGTTTATCAATATATTTTTCTTCAAAGTAAGGTCTTGCAAACTTAGGTTCTAGTATATAATCTTTTTTGGATTTAAAATTATCGTTCTTCTTATAAAAGAATTGTGGACTTAATACATACTTTCTAAATCTATATGCTTTTACAAGAGTAGGTGAAAAAGTACAACCCAATTCTAGGGCTTTAGGAAGATTAGATGTAGAAAGTTCCGTCTTAGCAGGAAACTCCCAAGTTACCAACCATTTAACCATTGATACCCTATCTGTAGAATAATAATTGAAGCAACCAGACTTGATTAACACAATCATAATACTACGTGTCACTGATGAATTACGATAAATTACATTACCTCTTTCATCAACTTTATTTGTAGGAAATTTATGAGTTTTATGATAATCATAAAATTCCTTGAATGAATTGTATGGTCTACCAGATAAAATATCTGAATAAACATCACGATTGATTTTGGTTACACCACCAAGCCCAAATAAAATTTTATCTTCCTCTACTAAAGGTGTAAAAGATAATTCAGACTTGTTAATATCTGGTGTATCAACTAATACATTATTTTCTTTTGCTTTATAAATAGATTGAGCAATTTTGCTATAATTTTTTGTATTTGAACTACGTTCTCTTTCATCTTCTGACTGTGACTGAGTTGTTACTACAGCACAATTCCAAAATACTTTTGGAAACTTAAAATAAAGATTCATTTCTTGAATACATTCTATAGAATACTCGTGCGAATGGCTACCATCAAACGCGTAAGCCTTAGACATTTCTATTTGAACTTTCCATAAATAATCAAGAAATGCTTTACTTCTTCCACATTCTTTTCCTTTTAAATATAATTTTTCTTCTGTTTCTTTTAATGCTTCTTCATTACGCTTCGCAATACATTTTCTAGCCCTATCTGCTTCTTTCATAGTAAAATTACATACATTTTTATCCATTAAAATAGCCATAGTAGTAGACTGAGTAATACAAAGTCCACTGTAAATTAATAAATATTTCTTTAAAATTTCTTGCTCGTCTTTAGGAACACCAAAATCGTCCATATCTTTGTACCAATCATTGATGTTCTTTCTGTAACGAACATATTTATCCATTGGCTGTTCACCATTTTCAACTTGTAAACGCATTAAGCCATTTGATAAAGTAAGTTCTGTAACGTTTCTTGGTTGAATTTTTCTTAAAGCTTGTTTACCTGCCATTGTGTCGTATTGAAAAGCATTTAACATTGTAGGTAACAAATCCCACATTTTAGGTTGCGATAATTCCAAGCTGTCATATTTTAAATATCTGTTATAAGTTTTTCTTAAAGAGCCTTGCCATTTAATATAATTATGTGCAAGCAAACTATCTAATTCTGCTCTAATTGTTTGCAAACAGTCAATGGAAAGTAAATCAAATTTTAAATCTCCTGCATATTCTGCATGGTGTAAATCAAACTGGCTTACGATACTTCCACTTGAAGAAACCATTAATGAACCTGTTTCAGTAAAATCTTCTTTAAGAACGTTTAAAGCACCTGCGTGAACACCAGAAGAAACTATCATTCCTTCAAAAGCCAAAGCCACTCTTAAAAGGTCTGGATATTTATTAATTTCTTTGATAAATTCTGGTACTTTTTCTCTACCTTTTTCTGGATTTCCGTATAAACAATCTTTTAAAGAATATATCTTTCCTCTCTTTACTTTAATAAGACTTTTAAGAAATCCAATGCTTTCGTCTGGTATTCCTAATCCTTTTCCCGCTTTTTCAAGCGCTGTTTTAGAGGAAAGCGTTCCCCATGTTACACACTGACATACTTTTCGTTCACCAAAATAATCTTTTATTGCTTTTATTATTTGTTCTTTCTTGAAACTTTGCACGTCAATATCAATGTCAAAAATACTTTCACTTCTTGCTATCGAGCAAAATCTCCACCAAGGATAAAATTCTTTTACATCTTCAAGCATTGGATTTATTCCAGTAATACCCAGTAAAAAGTTTGTAAGATAACAACCAGCGCTACCCCTACCAATCCCTACTAAACTATCTCCTTTGCTCCAAATTAAATCAATTACTTTTTGTACCACTGTAAAGTAATCTGACATTCTTTCGCCTTTAAATACTTTACCAAGACCAAAAATTTGTTCCATTTCAAGATTTTCTCTACTTAAATATTCATCTAAATTATACTCTGGATGAATTTTAAACAAATCAATCAAACCTTTTTCTATTTCATAATAAAAATGTTGTTCTTTTAAATCAGAAGAATTAGCATAATATTTAAGTAAAGGATATTTTTCATAATATTCTTTATATTTATGTTTAATTTCAAACTCTGGTAAGCTAGGTAAACTTGGCACTCTAGTAGTTTTTTTAATGGTAATAGGTTGTACTTTATCTGCAATTTTATTAGTGGTCTGAAACATTGTATCAATTTGATTATCATTAAAACCACTGTTATACAAACTTTCTCTTAATTCTTGTGGTGTAAACAGATAAGTAGTTTTATAAAACTTTTCTGGTTCTCTACTATCGCCACCATCTTTACTTTTTAAAAACGTAGTATGAATAAATCTATCTTCTGGTCTTTGATAATGAGCGTCAGTAGTAACAATAATAGGAATATTTTTTTCTTCGTGAATTTTCCATAACGCTTTATTTACTTTTATCTGTTCTTCGTTATCAGAATAACAAGGCTGACATTCAAGATAAAAATTATCTTTGCCAAATACTTGCTGATTCCATTTAATAAATTTATCACCATTTATCACATCATCTGTTAAGATACAATGTGGTAAATATCCAGAAACACAAGCCGTTGAAACAACTAAATGTCCGGGGTTATTTCCTACTACTTCTTCAAAATCTGAATAGAAATTAGGTCTACGGAGTAAACCTTTATAAGTATAACTCCGTAGCCATGCTCTAGCAGATAATTCATACATCTGCTTTAAACCCTCTGGGTCAAGTACATTTACTAAATAATGCCAATAATAAGGACGTTGATTTTCTGAGAATCTTAAATTATCTTCGTCTTGTGAAATTAAATAACATTCATTACCAAAGATATGCTGAAATGGTCTTTCGACATTTAAAGCATTGTAACTCTGTTCAAGAGTGACATATCCGCTACAGCTTTGATGGTCAGTAATGGCATAACCTCTAAGATTATTTTCATAACACCATTCCATACTATCTTTAATATGACATATAGCATCAGCAAATCTTAATACAGCCGAACTTATTTCTGAATGGCAATGCAAAGTAGTATAAGTATCAATCATATTAATTCTCCTTTAGTACAACTTAAATATATTTCTCTAACTTCACCTTATTCATTTTCCATAACTTCCAATTTTCATGCTCTTCTTTTGCTTTCTCAATCCCTTTATAAATCCTAAAACTCAGCACCTCTAAAAATTCATCAATCTCCATAATAGTTACCAACCCCAACCCTTCTTTAGGTTTAATAACCACTTCACCACATTTTGAATAATCAACACTCATTTTGTATTGTCTATCGAAAATGCTTTTCTTAAATCTGAACTGGCTATCAGTTTCTACCATTTCTTTAATAACATTCTCAATATCCTTATTTACAATTTTACTAATGTTGCTTTCTTCCGTTCTCTCAAACAGACTATTGTTTAAATCAATTTCTTTTACAATTCTAATCAGTTCATAAGTTACATCATTAATCATAACATTCTCTCCTTTTACATCACAATGTGAACTACCCATTGTCTAAAGCCAATGGGCTTCCTGCTTCCCTGACCTCGTAACCTACTATCTCCACAGGCGTTAATTCGGGCAGTTCCTGCCCTATGTTGTTATTCCTTTTATGCTATTTGTCTTAATCCTTCTTCCAGTATATTCTTCGCCGCATTGATATCCCT